TTACCAGAGAAAGAATGAACTCCATCAACTTATTGAATCAGCAGGAGAATAATCTGAAGCTTGCACAGGAATACTTCAAATGGAAGAATGGTATCACTAATTAATTTCAAATTATGGCACTTCAAAAGATAAACTTCGATGGTCCTGAACCTTACTATAAGAAGAAAGGATTTATAGGCCCAATACTTCCAGACAATCTGGAGTACCTGGAAAATCAACCCTTCATAGCAGAGCCTATACCAGTGGCCAGGCCTTCTATATCTTCAACTACCACTCTTATGTCTAATAGGACTCCAAGAGTGAGCAACACAGAACTTGTAACAAAGAAAGTAAAAGGAGAGAAATTTCAAAAGGTATTATCAAAAGCCAATGAAGCTGGAAAATCTATACTACCATACGCCAGCAATATTGTCAATGCATTCAGGACTCCTCCTAAAGTTCCCATGCCAAATCTGGATCCTCTGGTTACCCTTCAGAAAGTGAACTATGATAATGATCGTTATGAGGTAGAGAAAGGAATACGGGGAGCAAATCTGAATGCTTACAGGAACTTAGATGAAAATACAGCTACTGCCATAACCGGATACAATCTTGCTCAGAGATTTAATCAATTGTCTGCTGTTAACCAGGCGGAGAGAAACCAGAACCTGGAAATTAGCAATAAGGAAGTATTGACCAATGCAGGTATCAAATCATCTAACAATGCAAAGCTGGATAAGATGGCAGAGTCAAATGTAGAGAGAAGATTAGCAATGCAACGTGAGAGCGCTGAGAATATAGCAAATGCAGTAGACAAGAAAATCATGATTGATAATGAGAAGTCTAAGGCTAACCTGGACTTAAAGAAATTTGCTATCCTTGCCAGGGCATATAACAGAGAAGGGGTAGCAGGCAGGGAGATAGCGGGACTAAATGAAATAATGAATGATCCCTTGGGAGCTGAATTCTATAACAATAAAGCTGGGAAGACTCAAGTGGATATAGGAAAGAAGGTACAGGAAGAATATAAGAAACGTGAAGCAGAACGTAAGAAAAAATGGAAAGAAGATAACAACGATTTTCTCATTACCAAAAAGAAACAAAGTGGTGGATCCATCAAGTATTCTACTGGTGGAATGATGAGAGTATTTGGATCAGGAGGCATCATGATTAAACCAGAGAATAAAGGAAAGTTCACTGCCTGGGCTAAGGCACACGATATGGGTGTACAGGAAGCTGCCAGTCATGTGATGGCTAATAAAGATGATTACTCCTCAACAATTGTCAAGCGCGCAAACTTTGCTAAAAATTTTGGGGGAAGAAAATAAACTAATTCACTATGGGATTATACGATAAATATCAGTTAGCTAATTCTACTCAGATTCCTCAATACGTGGGATCTGCTCTTCCGGAATTTGCAAGATCTGTAGAATTGGCTCAAGAACGTTATGATGCTGCCAGCCAGGGAGCCATAGGAATTGGAGAGACAGTTACCAATGCTCCATTCCTTGCAGCAGATGCTCCTACATGGGGCAAGATCAAACAGAATGCAGATAAAGATCTGGAAGATTGGAGTAGCAGAGGAGATTATGAAAACCTCTTGCCAGATGTTCAAAGAAAAGCGAGAGTAGTAGCTAGTAGGTTAAAACCTATCGTAGAATCTGTTCAGAAGAGAACAGAGTATGCAAAGTCCCTGGATAGCAAGGACCTGGGTCTGACAGAACTTGATAAGAAGACTCTACTAGAAATGTCTGATAGAGCTTACAAAGGAGTCCAGTTTGATGAAACAGGTCGTGGCTTTGGCCAGTACACCGGAAGACCTGCAGATAAAAATGTAGATGTGAATGAGACTATTAGAAAGGCACTGAGCATCATGCATCCTAATAGCATTGTAGAGGGATCTGGAGGAGAGAATGGAATGTGGAGATGGAAGACGAAGGATGGTTGGGTAGGAATCAAGAAAGAAGATATCAGAAGAGCACTGGATTTTGCTTATGCAAATGATCTGGAATGGAAGGCTCATACAGATCAGCAGACTTCTTTAGAAACCTTTAGGCGCACAAAGAATCTGGATGATAATACAGCACTCAAATTTATAGATGGGTTACCAGAAAGTCCTACCAAGCAATTAGCCACTCAGGCTTTGCAAAAGGGAATATCTCCTAGAGATATTGCAGAGCGCCTGGTTGCTCAACAGGTAAAAGAGGAGCAACGGTCAGCCGTGTACGGTTATGGAGAAGCTAAAGCTTATAACGAATATGATAGATCAACAGATCAGGAATATTCTTCTATTTATAAGATGGACTATCAACATAACCTGAATAAGGATATGGAATCTCTCAAGCGCCAGTGGGAGAAAATGGATAATGTTAATCCTTATATCATTGCAGGTCCGAATGTGAAACTAACAGATGATGAGAAAAATCCTGACAAAGTTTTACAGAATAATTCTAAACTGGGAGAGCAAAAGAGCACTATAGAATCTGAGATCAAGTTATACGAGAACCAACTTGGTAGTGGCAGCCTTTCTCCAGAGAAGAGAGTACAAATACAATCTAATCTTGATAATGCAAAAAGCAGGCTTACCGGAGTTAATGGAGCCTTGAACCGCAATGAACAGTTGCTTAATTATTCCAGAAATAGAACAGCTCAGGAAATGGGCTATGCAGGAGGATATGAGCAGTTGCTTAATGCTGAAGCTAACAAGTTACTTCCTGAAGTACAGAAGATGTATCCGGATGGATTGAAGACCAAGTCTGGAAAGACAATTAGTCCACAGGAGATTTCCAAGCTTATCGTAGAAAGAAAAGTTACACCAAATGCTATATCTACCATTCAGAATATTCCTGGAGGTGGTATAGCACGAGATAAGCTAACCGGAGTAACATTGGATACAAAAGACGGCAAAGTATTCGTAACTCTTAACAGTGGTGCAGAGAAACTGAAATCTCTCTATGAGCAAAGTAGTATAAGCAATCAGAACAGGCTCAATGAATTCAATAAGAAGTTCAGAGACAACTATACATCAAATGTAAAAGACTTCTCTTTAAGAAGTGAAACAATTGGTATCAGTGAAAAAGAAAGTGCTGATCTGACCAGAACGTTCAAAGGCAGTCTGGGAGGATTGGAATTCTATGAACCAGGACAGGCTCAACCTATATCTGAATCCAACAGACCTGAGAACTTTAAGATAGTTGGAATGGGATCACAGGGAGTAGGAGATATGGTAACAGTTAGGGCTGAAGGGCTTGATGAAAAAGGAAATCCAACCGGTAAGACATATGATATTAGAACCAATGATGTCAATGTTCAGAAGAGCCTTGCATACCGTTGGGAAAATAGTGGAGCTCCGGAAGCAACCTTAGCTGCAAGAACAATCAGACCTGGATCAGGAGCAAGAATTATAAATTCTATGGCAGTAGGAGATAAGAAAGTAATAGGATCAGCCCAACTGGCAGATGGCACTGTATCTGATCTTACGGTACAACCTATACGAAATCCTGACAATAGCGTTAGTTACAAGCTTTACGATAACAAGGGTAATATATTACAGAGCACTAATTCATCTTCTGAAGCTGGATTGTGGATAGACAAGTTTACTGGAATGGATAATCTTCCACCATATCTTAATCCGAAAAAGAGACTGAAGTCTACAACTACTAAATCATCTAAAACGGTATCTACAACTATAAGCGATGTTAACTATTGAGGAACTAAATAATATATACGATCAGGGAGTAGATGGGCCAGGTGATCCAGTGCCTAAGCCTAAACCTATGAAGATAGAAGACTTCCAAAGAAGTCTTAGAGAAGATGTAACTTCCAGAAGTGCAAAGTTTGGAGAAACTTCTCCGATAGATATAGAACCTTATAAAGGATATAACACAGAAGGAGTATATCCAAGCAGAGATATTAATGCCATACGTGGAGAAAATCAGTCTTCCTGGGATAAATGGGGAAACTTCGTTGGCAGGACTTTAGCCAAAACAGCTACAGGCATAGTTGAAGGTATTGGCTATGCAGGATCACTTCTTACTGAGTGGGGAGATGATAGGGACTATAGTAACGGGTTAACTGAATCCATGAGATCTACCAATCAGTGGCTGGATGAAAATCTTCCGATCTATAGAACGACAAACAAGACTTGGGGACTGGGAGACCTTGGCTGGTGGCTAAACAATGCAGAGGGCCTGGTAAGCAGCCTGGCTTCCTTCGCAGTAGCTGGTACAGGGGTTGCTAAAGGGGTTGGACTAGCTGGAAAGGTAAGTGGTTTAGCTAAAGCATCTGAGATACTATCAGGAGGACTGAAACTAGGACAGCAAACTAGCAGGCTATTGACTGCTGGGGCCCTAGCTTATCAGGAAGGAGCAATGATGGGGAAAGGGGTATTTGATGAAGTCTATCAGACCAACCTGCAAAAGAATCTGGCTAATGGAGAAGATCCGGATGAGGCTCATCAAAAAGCCAAGCATGTTGCAGCTCAATCCGCTGCTACCAGTGTTCAACTAAATACAATGTTGAATACCGGGATGAATATGTGGAGTGTTCTTCCATTCTTTAATCACGAGCAAAATGCCATAGAGAGAATTGCTGGCAAGAATTTCTTTCAGAAGGCTGGTGAAAGTGTAGATGATTGGGGAAAGAGAGTAGGAGAATACAGTGTGGATACTTTTAAGAACCAGGCATTCAAATCTCAAGGGATACCTGCTATGATTCGTGAAGCAGTAGCAGAAGGTGTAGAGGAGATGACAAATCAGTTTGCTGAAAGAACTGGTAAGGAAGAAGGAAACAAGGGCAGTGTACATGGAATATTGGGACAACTTAACCAACTGAGTAAATATTTTGACAGGACTCTGGACAGTGAAGGCGCTTTGAATTTTGTGATGGGAGCAATAGCTGGTCCTATGACTAATGTAGTTACTACAAATATTCCAATACATAAGGTACAAGTAGGAGTAGAGACCGCAGAGGATGGAACTCCCGTTATAGATCCTGGTACAGGAGAAGCTAAAGCGAACTATAAGCTGATGACCAGCCGGGCGAAGAATAAGTTTGGCAATACGAATTACTTCAATAATATAAAGGAGGCTATACAAGAAGATATAAAATTCTATCAGGATAAACATAATGATATAAAGATTGCAGCTTCTCAGGGAAACTCCTCAGAAGCAGATCGCATCAAGGAGGAACTATTCAATCTGAACAATAGAAGAGCAGTCCAATTGGGATATGCAGAAAACCTGAAAGAAACTTACAACCAGATTGCTTCTATGGATAATACTATTATAGAGAGAGATCAGGTGTTATTGCCGCAGATCAGTGAACTGGAAGGCCAACTACAAGAAGCTAAAAGCTCTGGTGCCAGTACAACTCAATTAGAAGCTGAACTGGAAGTTTTAAAGAAACAATATCAGGAATCTCCTGAACAGACTGAAGCTATAAGAAATGGATTTACAGGATCTTTGGAAGACAACTCTTATCAACAGAAAGCCAAAGATGCAATTAAAACATTGGAGGAACTACAGGATCTTCATAAAAGTGTGATGAAGAAGTATGCTGTAGACCAAAGAGATTCAGAAGATCCTCTAAAAGTACATCTTGCAGACTTTATCTTTGATCGTTATGCTTCTTTGAAACTCCAAAGAAAGAAAGCAGCTGAATGGGAGCAAAGGCTTGGAGAGATTTCTACTGAACAATTTTCTTTAGAGCAGGTACTGGGAGGAAATGAATTAGAAGAACATATTACAGAACAAAAGGAATACGAGAAACTAAGAACTGGTCTGGTAGGAGCTCATACAAAATTGGTAGAAGAAGATAAAATTTTAGAGCAGGCTGAAAAATTTCCTACCCCTCAGAATACAATTGCGGCTAATAGAATCCTTGAGAAATATGGAGCTATAGGAGTTACTGATGAAGATACTCCAAAGGCTATAAGAGATACAAGAAAAAGAATAAAGCGTCTGGGAGAAGGTATTAACAGTAGACTACTGGAAGAAGATGAAAAGATATTGAATTCATCTGGGTACACCACATGGGTTTCTAAAAATCCATCGAAGTCTTTCATAGATTACCAGAAGGAAGTCAACAGAAAGTATGCTCTTGGACATGAAGAAAAATTTCTAAGAACTAATTTAGAAGATCTCAAGAATAGAATAACTGTAAACGCTGAAAATCTTAGAGAGATAGAAACTGCCAGAACGATGAATCGTATCGTTAAAGTCACTAAGAATTGGTGGGAGAAGCTGGCCAACGAACGTAAAGAGTTCCTTGAAGCACAAAAGACTAGGATAGATAATCTCAAAGAAAATATAGCCCTTCAAGAGAAGCTGGACTATGCCAGATTAAAGGAACTCAGCAATCAGTACGTTTTAGAAATGCATGATGTACAGGAACAGATTGCAAGTCTTACTGAAGAGATTAGTAAGCTGGATCAGAAGATTCAAAACTTTGAAACGTCTGAAGAGATTAAAGCCTTAAGCTCAAAGAAGAGAATAAAAAAATGGGAACAATATCTAACAGAGAAAGCACAACTAACTAATACGTTACAATCTCTTACAGAACGATTCAATACGCTACAATCTCTTTACTTAGAGAACCAACAGAATATTATGGAAGTAGATTCCGATGCAGAGATTTCAGATGACTCAGTACTGCAAGAAGATGCTCCTGCTAATTTTGAAGAAGACGATGATAGTGTATTTCCGGATGAATCGGTTCCAGACGATCCAACGATAGAAATAGCTGATGGTGTACCGGAAGAAGATGTAGCACCAGTCCCTGATACCGTGCCGTTAGAAAGTTATCAGTCTCTTTTAGAAACACTCCCTGTAAGTATACAACAGAAGGTAAAAGACTATGAACTTCAACTCAAGCTAGGTGAAGCAGAGTTCAGCTATGATGTACTGGCTCCAGAGGTGCTAAAAAATAATATAACACAACAGCAAGCTACATCAACGTTACAAGCGCTAAAAGAATTTATAGATAGCTACGCTTCAACGCTTCAAGACGATGGAGTTGATCCAGCTGTTATCAACGATATTCTACAGACAGAGATTCCACCTATGCAGGTAGTAGAAGATATACCGGTAGAAAATCTCTCAAAGCCTGTGCACGATAGTCTGGTAACAGATAATACAGATATACAAATTAATCTGCTTCCTACGATAGAAGATAGAATATTCTCCGGAAGAAAGACAATCAATGCTTATAATAGCATTGCCAATATGGGAGAAGAATATGATGAGGTATTCAACCCGGAAAAGAATTCCTATGTAAAGATTGGCTTAGGATATATAAATGATAAAGCGAATAAAGATCTATTCGACTCAGCAAAACTTCAGCCAGGCACTAAGCTCTTCATAACGATAGATGAGAATTATGACGGAGCAAAAAATATTACATCCAGGCATACAGAAGATGAATACGGACACAGAGTTCTTGGATCAGAGAAGTTTGAAGACTACACTGATGAACAGGGAAGGATAAAAACAGATACACAGTCTATAGGGAATGTTCCAATTAAGATTACAGATCAGGTAGGCAATACAGTTGGATACCTTAGAAAGACCGATTGGATAACAACCAAGTATGATGCTACAGCAGGACCAGAAGGTTATAGAAACGTCTATGACGGATCAACAGAGGAAGGAGATATACCACCAGGAAATGTAATGAGACAGGCATCTCTTCTCTTGAAAATCCGTCAGAACCTCATTGACCGGTACAACAGAGGAGAGAAAACAGGATTCCCAACAGAAGTCACTTCAAAGGGTGCTGGCAATATAATGCTGAACAGAGAAATTTCCAATATAGTAGGAGAAGAAGGAGACATAGTATGGGATAGGGCAAGCAAGCTATTACCTGATAACTCTCTACAGATAGGAATCTATCAGAATAAGAAGATCCTTGTGGATAGAGGGAATACCGAATTCGACAAAGAAGTAGTAACCCAGATCCCGGACTATCTTCAGAACAGAGCCGTATTTCTGCTCCCAGGAAACAATGGAAAATATCATGCTACTATAGCAAAGGGAATTAACCTTATGGATAATAATGTGGCCCTGAATACCATTACCAGAGCCATAGAATTACATCTGGAAAATAACGCAGATAGTGAAGCAGCAAACAAGCTGCTTGACAGAACAGGATTTGATGTGAGAAAACCAGAAGATTTGAAAGCATTCATCAATCAATACTTTACCTATACAACCAATTGGAATACTGCTGTAAGAACTCCACCCAGTAAAGAGATAGCTATCCTGGATGTGATCCCACCTCTTAGAGGAGAGTTCAATAGTAAAGTACTTATAGGAACTGTATCAGTTGCCGGCCCCAGTTATGAAATAGCTTCTCTTGTAAGAGGAAAGCTCAGTCCTGAGTTTAAAGAATCTCTAAAGACTTTTCTTGCAGGAAGACTAAAGAACATAGTATTTTCTAATCCGGATATGAGGATCAGGGGTATCAATGAACAGGTTACAGAAGAAGCCAGATTCATTGAGCCAAGAGCCGACTCTAAAGGAAACTTTAGTTTTATAGAGCATAGAAATTACAACGAGTACATCAAGAAGAACTTGCTGGTAAATGTAAACGGAACCAACAAGATACAAACCAAAGATAGACGAGGTAGAGTAAAAGAGACCTATGTATACGCAGTCAATCCAAAGTTGGAATATAGTACTGATACAATCCTGGAAAGTCCCATAATGACAGCCAGTACCAGAGATACTGTACTGGTAGAACCAAAAGAAGAAAAACTGGAAGATTCTGATACGTCCATACAGGATCTGTTCGACTCTATGATAAACAACCTGCTTCCTACTTCCAGCCCGATAGTACCTGTGGCAGGATACATAGAGGGAAGAGAGGTAACCCTAGAGAATCTATACAAATTGTATAACTTTACCCAGCAAGAAGACAGGAATGGAAAAAGCGTAGAAGAAGTATATACCTACCTGCTAGATAACGGAATTACCAATCTCTACGACGGATTCAATCCCTTCTCTAAATGTAAATAACTATGGCACTAATATGCTCTCATATCTCCTGGAATGGAGAGAAATCTGTATTGGCACAACAGCTTACTGATAAATATAGCAACCCGGCACTGACTGACCGGGTAATGTCTTATATATACAGTGATGACTTCACAGTAAAATACGGAGACTGGAAATCAAACGCTTCCAGTGTACCAGTAGATACCATAGCTAAGGAGCCTACTATTGAGTGGATAGAAAATAAGTTACAGATAGAATCCCCGAAACAAAGCGCAAAGGTAGAGCAAAAAGCTATTGCGCTATCAGAACCTTCTACCAGGATAAAGAAAGCAGACAGAATATCCAAGGAGAAGCTACAGGCTCAAATCAGAAAGGAACTAATTGAAGTAGCAAAGAAATCTCCTAACACACAATTCTTTCTAAACTATCCGGACTTAAGCTCCAGGTACACCCAGAATAGTGGATATACTCTAAGAGAGTATGCACAGCTACTGGATGAACTGAGGGAAGAGATCCCGGATAATATTATATTCTCTGCAGCATTCAAGTCTGCTATGGATAATAACCCTGCAAGAATATCCAGGAACCTGGAAAGACTGATAGAGAACCAGGAGCTAAGAGTTCCTGTAAACATGGACGGAAATCTAATGACAGCGCAGAAGATCCGGATGACCATTCCAATAGTAGATGAGACCAACAGTTCTACAGGATTCTTTAATGAAATAGAACAGGAAGAAGCTGAACAGGCGGTACTATATGCAGTGTACACTTCTCTGGTAAGATCTCCAAATGAACCAGTCGTAAAGGTACTGCACAGAGTTCTAAACTTTTTTCAGAAAGCAGAGACAAAAGCTACTGGTCAGTTACAGGAGAAATTCAGGAACATAGTAAGAAGCTTTTCATTCAATTCAAGAGATGAGAGGCCTTCATTTGCTACCAATACTTTTGAAGCCCTTAAGCAGTTGGGATATAATATAGATCCAAGCACTAAAAACAAGATATTGGATTTCCTGGATAGCTACAAGAATATCTATGAAACACCTAACGACACGGCCACATTCAATGGTACACCACAAGATCAGTTAACAACTTCTATAGAAGAAAACAAAGAAGAAGAACCTTCATTAGAAGAAAGTACTTTCAACTCTGATGCTTCACTAGGAAGAGGAGCTGAGGATTGGTCTTCAGTTAGCTTTGAAATAGATCAGAGGGATACTGCCTCTACAAGGATGAAAGTCTTTATGAGTACTATTGAGAAAAGCATCAATGGAAAATATAAAGAAGCTACTTCCAAAGAAGATGCACTGGATCTATCCAAAGTTAAGTCTGTTACCGAAATTAATACTGCTATAGCCCAACAGGCAAATGGTAAATTGATATGGCATGACGATAAGAAACTAGGCTCAGAAATTATCCAATATCTGAACCAGGAATATCAGATATTACCTCTTAGAAATTCTCTAGGATTACCACAGTTAGTAGATTTTGATAATCTGTTTGAGCTAGCACTAAATAAGTTAGCCAATCAGAGTGACCAGACTATAGAAAATTATACAAGAATTCTAAGAGAATCAGGAAACCCGGACCTAAGAGCTCTTGTAAATAAACTCACCGGAAAAGTGCCAGGTAAACCAGCAACTAATCAGGATACACAATTACAGAATGAGTTCATAAAGGTATTTTCCAAGCAGTATAATCCATTCCTGACTGTATTGGCAAAAGAGAAAACCGACAGCAAAGGACAGGATTATACGGAAGTAAGACTGATAAATGCTCAAAGGAGTTCTCAGATTCAAACGATAGTAAAGCAGTGGCAGGAAGCTAATAAGCTATCAGACATGATGATAGTGAAGGAAGATGGTAGTAAGGCACTGGACGTAAAACGGGCAAGGGGGAAGCATTTACCTGTAGTACAGGCTTATAATATAATAGCAAATCTTATACCACGTTATCCCAAGAATACAGAGGATTACGCATCTTTAACAAATACACTCAGTTCCCTGCTTAAACCCCTTACCTGGAACCTGACTATAGAAGAGACCATAAATGATTTCAATGGGTCAAGGACTTATTTAAAGAACAGATTCAAGAATATATTCTCAGAGTACGGAATAGAACTAACAGATGACATGCTTGAAGGAATCTTTGGGCTAGGGAATTTAGAGAAGTTAACTAAAGGAACAAGACGGGAAGGAAATCTTTCTCAAGCATTTTCTATTACGCAAGATGGAAGACCTAATGGACTATTTTCTATATTCTTTATGAAGGCTGCTGGTTTGAACAGTGACATGGATATAGATGAAACTGAATTGGAAGAAGGAATAGAGCAGGCAACGCTCAATAATCCATTATGGACAGAGAGTACTACTGTAAGTGCTCTTGCCAAAGTAGCAGCCAATTATACACCATCATTATTTTCTTCTACTCACAAATCTATAGAAGGAAAGAAAATTTGGGACTTCTCTCAAAATACAGCCTTAAGCAAAAGATTACAGCTGTTAAAGAATGACTTTGATGCAACAGTACAGGACTATAATGATACAGATCTAATCTCAAAAGATGGAACCATTAGTGATGGGAGCTTTTACCTGCGATACTGGAAAAGCAATCCAAGAGAGTGGAATAATTTCTCTCTTTACTACATGGAAGGATTGAACTTTGGAAACAGGAACAAGGGAGTAGTAAGAGATAAGATGAGTGACCGGGAACAATTACTAATGTCTATAGCAGCTTTTCAGAATGGCAATAAGAATACAGGTCATTTCTTATCACTGACACACTCTGACAAGACAATGACTCCGGTAGGATATAATGTACCGAAGATAGAAACAGGAATAGAGTTGCTGGAAAAGCAGGCAGTAGATGAACTCAGACAAATATTCTATGCTGAACACAGAAGAATCTCTCTGCAAAAAGACAGTTCCGGAGACAAGGCTTACGATATTGGGAAAAAGTATTTCTACTTTTTACCACAGTTCAATAAGGAAGCCATGCTGGAACAATTAGGTACTGTGATACCAGGAACTAATATCAGACTAACTCAGAAAGAGATCAATAAGTTATGGAATGAAGATGGCTCTATAAAACCAAATACCGACCAGTTCAAACAAATACTGGACGCTTATCTGGTTGATTTTATACATAATCTGGCTAACAACACCGTCAAGACTTGGAATGAAAATTCGATTACCACAAAGCTGTTTGATAAAAGAGTAGTAGATAGCTACAACAGAATCTTACAGTCGGAATTGTCTCCGGAAGAAAAGAATAGATTGATATTTGAATCGGAAGCCAGAAAGTATGCATTCAACCATTACTTATGGAACACAAATCTAAGCATGTTGTTCTTTGGAGATCCTGCCCAGGAATGGAAAGGAAGTGTACCAGCTACCATGGTTGAGTATGCTAAGAGACTAGCTAAGGATATAGCTCCGGGACAAGATCTTGCATTTCCGGAAAACAGCAGCTATAATACAATAACTCTGAAAGATGTAAAGATTAGTGAAAAGTATATTACAGATTTGGGAATAAACAACGAATCTAATGGTACGGATGCTCAAGAGCTTACTACTGTGCAGGAACATCTAGATGTAATGTATGCAGGAGGAGTAATATCTAGAGACAAGCATAGTGAATTAAGTCAGGTCATAAGAGATGCTGATGGAGAATACTATCAATTCTCCAAAGACCAACTGGACATAATCCTACAACCAATGAAGCCTGTCTATGCAGGTTTTAGAAAAGCACTTAATGGAGTGATGTTGTATGACTATATAAAGTCATCTTCTTATCCATTGTTGCCACAGTTTACAAAAGGACTGGAGATTGATAACCTGAGAGACTGGATGGAAAGAAACAATGTACAGAGAACAAACTTTGAAAGTGCTAAGAAGGTTGGACAGCCTACACATGTAGCTACGGTATTTACAAAGGATGGTCACTGGAAGGGAGGTCCTGAGATACAAAGATCAGTACAAACACTTTCTAGGAATGGTTTCAGGATACAACAGGATGTTCCCTATGATGAAGAAAAAGAGAGCATCAAGATTGTGTCTCAAATGAACAAGTTGATCGTAGAGGGATTATCAGGAGTAGATACTACATTCATACTACCTGACGGTACACAAATGAATTCTGAAGAGCTTAGAGCCCATAAAGAAAATTTGAGAAGAGAAATGCTCAATAAGAGTATGGATAAACTTTTTCAAAAGCTTGGAGTAAAACAACTCCCTGATGGCAGCTATTCAGGATTTGATATTCGTAAAATAGCAAGAGTACTTCAGGAAGAGGCAGAAGCAAGAGGATACAGTGATAACGAGATAGAAGTGCTTAGATATCTCACTGATGAAGGTACATTTGAGGTACCATTATTCCTTCATCCCAGTGTAGAGAAATTCGAGAGCCTAATCATGAGCATGGTAAGAAAGGCTTCTGAAGCAAAGATGCCTGGAAAATCTTATGTACAAGCCAGCAGTGTCGGATACGTAATAAAGAAGAAAGAAGATATAAGTACCACTAATATAACATGGGTAGGAGACTACAATCCATCCATGCCTTTAAGACATCAACAACTTATAGGAGATCAGGTTGTACCAGCTCAGGTGATAATGCCTTTCAACTTCTTCTACAGTGATGGAAGAAAAGCTAACATAGATGATTTTACTATTATGCAGGATGGTAAAAAGATTCTCGATATGGAAAGGATTCCTAAAGAATTACTTCAACTTATTGGAGCTCGTATTCCCAACCAGGGACACAATTCTATGATGGCTATGGAAATAGTAGGTTTCACCCCGGAACAAATGGGAGATATTATAATAGTGCCTTCAGCTATCACCGGACAGATGGGATCTGACTTTGACGTGGATAAATTATTCACTTATAAGAGATCTTACGTAGAGTCAGAGAATAAGTTCTCTCCAGAACCTTCTTTAGAGAGTTCATACTTTGATGTACATTGGGCAGTGCTTACCAACAAGGATATGTACCGTAAGGTAATGAATCCATTGGATAAGAAGGATCTAAAGGATATGAACAAGAAATATAAAGCTGCAGCTCCTCAGTTTTATAATTACTTTGATGTAATATCTCAACTTAGTGAATTTCAGAGTGGTAAAGATGCTAAGACATTAGTAGGTCTGAGCTCTCTATCTGTTACTTTCAATAGTGTTATACAGGATAAAGATATAAAATTGGGAAGCTACGAATGGGATGAAGAAACTTCCTCGATGAAAGAAGTAGAAGACTTTATAGAAGTAGAATATAAAGGAGAAAGGCTGAAGCTGAATACAATGTCTGGTAATGGAACAAATGTATATGGAGATGAGATTAGGACAAAACACGACAATCTAACTACGATACAGTCAGCAGCTGTAGACAATGCCAAAGACAAAACGTTAGACAGTTTGAATATAGGACTGGCTACTTATCCAGCTATTGCTGCATTACATCAGTTGCAAACTGAAGACGGAAAGATAGTCAACCTGGACCTAAGTACAGCTTTAACGGTACAACCTATCATCTGGGAATTCTCAAAAGAGATGAGGCAGGGAAATGACAGCATGAGCAATCAGTTCATACCAAATCTAAAAGCACATGTGACCAGTAAGCTAAGAGAAAAGTATGAAAGACTGGCAGGAGAAACCAAAGTAGACTTTACGATATCTCCAGAGAATCTTTCTAAGGAGTGGACAAAATTCCAGAATGGAACCAGCGCTGAAAGCAGTCCTGAATTTGCAGCTACTCAGCTAGCCATACTGAATATATTTGAAAAGCTTCATAACTATGGAGAAAGATTATCAGTATTACAGAAGACATTTAATCAAGATACCAATGGTGCAGGCCCTAATATACTGTATGCTATACAGCAGCAGGAGAATTACAGCAACTTGTATAAGAGATCTGCCAATAAATTACTTCTGGGAGAATCTGAAATATCGAGGAATGGAAGTACAGAGCAGGGATACTTTTTTGAAAAGCTGATACCCTTTTCACTGCAGCTCTCTAATGAACTATTCCCTATCAGCTCCATGTACAACGCAATCAATGCAGTAGTACAACAGACTGGTAAACAGCTTACGGATATTCCCATAGATCAGCAGAGATCTATTATAAGAAGTTTAAGAAGTTATGCAGTCACAGGAACTACTGTATTTGGTCAGAATCCTGATGTAGAAAGAGTACGATTATTAAATACCACATCTGTTACAAAATCTCTGGCTGTGAGAGTTGAGGAAGCGAAAAGAAATAAGTTGAAGAACAATTATTTCATTCAGCGTCTTAGCACAAACATAAGTGTACTGGGTAATGGACCAGACTTTGTAAACTATGAGAATGCAAAGACCATCAGGCTAGACGACGAGAAGAATGTAACAGCATTCATGGATATGCTCAGTTCTTCAGACAAAGAAGTACAACTGCTGGCAGAGGATCTTATTCGATACACATATCTGCTAAACCCTCAGAATGGTCCAACATCTTTCATAAGACATATTCCTACCTCGTACCTGGTAGCTACTTCCTTTGCAAAAGACATGCAAACTACTATGAACAATCTGGAGTTTCATACTCAGAGTGAAGTCTTTGTAACTCAGCTATATCAACATAATCCCAATCTTGCACTAGAAGCTAATGCAGCTCTATTTACCAATTATCTCTCAGAGGGACAGGACTTTCCAGAATGGTTTATGTTTGATGCTGATACAAATAATGAACTGAAGGTTTCTGTAGTTGAGGAAGACGGAAATGCTGCAACTAAGTATACAGACTTCTTAAGATACTTCAGTAGAAGGTATGGTCAGAATATTCTATATAAGAAAAAAAGTGAAGGTGCCAGCATAGTTTATCAGAGAATAGATACTCTGGGGAAGAGTGATAAAACTGAGTACAATGCTAATACAACTTCTACCGTAAGAAGCATCTTTCCAGAGAATAGAGCAATGGTAGAATGGACTCCTGCTATTACAATGCAACAAGCACTCACTAATCAGATAGATAGGATGCTTGGAGAAACAGAGAACAAAGACAACCAATATGCAAATTGGGGGTTGCCTAAGAAGGGAAGCATGTTGGAAATAAATAAGGCATTGAAACAAATGTCTCAGGATAGAGAGCTACCACAATATATAAGAACAGTAGCAGACCTTATAAGCTCTTCCTCTCAGACCCTGCAGGAAAGAGATGCATTAGAGGCTGCTGAGATAAAGCAGAAAAAGTTTCGATTTGAAGTAGATGAGAATATTCCTGAATTAGGATCTTATGTAGCCTCTTTAGGATTACTAAAGCTTAGACCAATTGGAAATAAAATCAAAGCCGCCGAGACAATTCTTCATGAAATGTCTCATCAGAGAACTGCTGCTATTGCTGCTGCAATGGGATACATAGATGAAAAATATCTCAACACATTCTCTAAAGAGATTAGAAAAGAAGTAGAAGAAGTTGTAGAGAAGTACAGAAATAAGCATCCGGAACTTCATAGCAAGTTCAAGAGATTAGATTCTATACGCTACGAAGCATTGCAAAAATTTCAGAAGAGAATGTCTGAAGGTGGATATGATCTGACACAAATTATCTCAGAAGTAGAATCTGGTAAGTTGAAATCAGAGAACCATAGAATATATTATGGACTATCAAACCTGCAGGAGTTTCTTGCACATGTGTGGACTAATAAGGAAACCATGACTTTCCTTAATACACTGGAAGCTGATGAAAATAAAACTATCGTTCAAAAAATTTGGGATCTGCTAACAGACATACTGATACAGGTTGGAGAATTCCTTGGGACTAATGTAAAGGATAAGAGTCTTTTAAAGGAAGCTCTGATGCTTACATTGCATGTCAATAATCTCTCTACTACAGAAAGTCTTGGAGTAACCATCATGCAGGATAAAATTGCAGGAGAGATTACTACTCTTACAGAAGCTAAGGCAGATCAGGTATCAGATATTATTGAAAGCTCCTATAACCAACAGATACAAAAAGGCACTGATGGAGTTAGATGGCATTTGGATATTAAAAACAAAAGGCTCGATGTAAGCTCCAACGTTGTACTGGGAGATACTGTGTCTAGGATCGTGAAGAAAATGGAATTGCAGGTAGCAGACTTGAACAAGATACTATCTACCAGGATTACCTCGGATCAGGATAAGAAAAGAAGAATCAGAGTAGAAGCCATGAGAAAAGAAATCCAGGCAGATATAGAAGATATGACTCAGCAAAGAGACCTTATGGCTATAACAGATGTTGGACAAAAACAATTAGAGTGGGTTAAAAAGATTATCAGTAAGCCTGAACCTCTCATACAGGAGATAACTCTTGCTTCTAATATATTGGATATGTGGGTGGATGTGAACAATACCATCTATGATAAGGACATGGAAACTGTTAATCTGGAGTTCAAGAAACTGGTTAACGAGTTACAGGGTAATGCGACCGATATGAATAATACGCTTATGCGTCTCCGTGAGAAAGCAATTTTAAACTTTGGAAGAGATAAGGGAGTTAGAATAGATCCAAAAGATTTAAACTCTAATCTCAAGGCTAACTCTGGTTTAGGGAAGTATGCATTAACTCTGTCCAGGGATAGAAATCCAGCCATCCAGTTAATGACATCTATCGGACAACAAGGTGCTAATAATAGTGATGAAGAACAAAATAGGTTAAAGAAGAGACTGGATAAAATTGAAAAAGATGTCTTGAAAATTGCTGGTAGCAGCAAAAACGTAGATAAGATCTGGAACAAATTTATCCAGGAATCAGAAGATGGAAAATCCTTTGGTCTAGTGCAACCTTTAAGTGTAGAATGGTATAGGAGTACCAGCAAAGCCCGGTATGATCTCAGCAATACTATTAAGAGAATCAATACCAGGATTAACAATGCTGAGGATACAAAAGGAAGCATAGCTTTTGAGGCTGCTAAAAAAGAAGACAAGAAGAAAGCTTTCTCAAAGTATTGGGAAACTATAAATAAATATGGAACGGTTATAGATATCCGAAAATTGATAGATCTGGATACAGGAGAAAGATTGAACAATGAAATGTCAACTGCAGAATATGAGAGATTGCTGAACATATCAGGAGACAAAGATGTGGTAGATAAAGCTGTTGAGAAAGCATTAAGTGAATACCAGGAATACCTGGAGCATAAGTCTACAGCATTTGAAGCTCTGGATGAAACAGAGTTAAGTGAGAAAGACTTATCAAAGATTCAGCTAACATCAGAACAAAAGGGCACAATGTCTGAAGAAGATCAGGCAAAAGAATTGGACAAGCTGAAGAAAGAAGCACTAAAGAAAAAGATTGAACAATACAAAGCCCTATGGATACATAGAAACTCTCCTGCCTCTTTCATCGGTACACAAACTCGTAGTTCCGGAGATTCTAAATTTAGTCATAATTTGGAGTTCTTACCACAATTTGTTCCTAGAAAAAATGAGAAGTGGTTTGATACTAAGTACCAGGAGATTCAGAAAGATGAGAAGCTGAAAGAAGTTTACAAAGAGTTTGTAGACATGAGTGAAACTTTCAGAGATTACCTACCACCGAATGAAAGTAAGAAGCTAAGAGATAACTTCCTGCCTATCGTTACAACTCAGGACGTGAACAACTTCTACAGTATGCTGACGAAGTTCTCAATCTCTGAAGCAAGACAGAAAGTTCTAAACGCTTTTTCAGTGTCTCAATCTGATAAGGATCGTGTAGCTATAGACGAAATTCCTATAAACTTTTTGAACAAGGGTAGAAAAGATACAGAGGATCTGAGCAGGGACCTGCCAAAGATATTTGAGATGTTTGGAAACATGGCTATTCATTATAAGAATATGAGACCAGTTCAGGAAGTAGTAGAAACTGTAGAAAGATTGGTACACGATGTAGATGTACAACGTAAGCTGGGGAATGAAGAAGAGTCTCTGAAACATCTAAGTGAGTCTATAAAATTCTACAAAGACATGTTGGTATTCAAGAAGCCGAAGAAGCTGGAAATGGTCTCCGAGCATCCTATATACGATCTTAACCCCATGAAGAATAAGAAGATAGAGAAAAGAGTGGTAGAGATTAAAAAGGAATTGGATAAATTGAAAGGAGAAGAAGAACTATTTGATGAAGAAGGAAATATAATAATATCTAACTCACAGCAACGAATAGACGAACTTGAAACAGAATTAAAGAAGTATGAAGACAATGCCAGGTACCTAACCGGGAGTAAAGCTGCTGATGTGATGATCGGAATCAATCAGCTAAAGGCGCTTTCATTTAACCCTTTCTCTGCTATCAATAACCTTACATTCGGTGTAATGAGTGGATTTATTCATGCTTATGGAAAAGTTGATTATACTCCTGCAGACTACCGTTGGGGACTAAAGAAAATGAGAGGAAGTATTGCAAGATCTTATGCGTTCAACTCTGTGGAAGTTGGAGAATCAAAGAAGGTTAGAAACATAATGGATCGCATAGGTGTGATAAGTGAGATCCTGGAAACCATGTATGGAAAATCCAATCTGCAATCAAAACAGAAATCTGGCTTCAGAAAAATCATAGATCCGTTTGGCTGGCAAAAGAGTGGTGACTATCTGACTAAGGGAGCTATGGTCTTAGCCATGATGAGAAACAGACAGGTTGAAGTAGAAATTGATGGTCAGAAAAAGATGATACCACTATACGAAGCGATCAATGAAAACGGAGAATGGAATGAGGAGAAGTATGGAGAGAATAGACTATGGTCCGCTGAAAATATAGAAGAACAAACAGAGTGGAATAAATTCAGGGATAAATCCAGAAAAGTTTCCACCATAGTATTCGGTAACCAGGATAAGAACCAGCCACTGCTTGCTAAGAAATATATGCTGGGAAGACTTATAGGACAGTTCAGGCTATCATGGCTTCCGGAGGGTATCAATACCAGATGGGGTAAGGAGTATTACGATGAACAACTGGGCAGATGGGTTAAAGGAAGATGGAGAACAATGAAAGAGTTAGGAATACCTGCATCAGCAAAAACTCTGTTGAGGCAGATAATGTCAGTATTCACAAAGTCAGACCCTTTTGCCGGTACACTAAAGAAAGATGGAAATGAATTAAGTGATGTAGACAAGGAAAACATGAGAAAGAATCTTGCCGGTATAACTTATACCTCTATGTTCCTGGGAGCTATTATGGCACTAAAGTTGATGGGCCCGGACGAGGAAGAAAAGAGAAGAAGGAGAAGACAGGGAAAAGATGCAGTGAACACCAATATGCTTATCCTGAACATGCTTACAAGGAGTTACCAGGATCTGGCACTATATAGCAGTCCTGAAGTATTTGATCAGGTGTTGGGTAACTTGGTTCCCTCTGTCAATGTACCGATGGATATAGGTAGGGCAATAAAGGCAGTAGGAAAACTTCCCTTTATGAGCGACAGGGACTATGAAAAGAAAGATGCGGGTACTAAAGCTGTGAAGAAAGTCTTTAGAGCAATTCCAATAGTAAATCTAATCCCAAAGATACAATACATGAGCGAAAGAGACATCAGTACTATAGCACGATAGAAGCTACACAGTAAGAAATGATTCGGATAAGAATTCTCATCTTATGAGTATTTTTACCGAATAACATACTAATATGTCATTTCAGCCCAAGATAACCATTGTAGAGGTTCCGAAGGACAGCTCTTACTTTATTGTAAAAGATGCCACGGAACCTTATGACGTTAATACAAATCCTGGAGGATACGGAGCTCCCGGAGGACCTGCCAACTATGCAGATGTAGATTATTTTGTTCCACAATATCAATATCTCGGAGAAGCCGTCAAGGAAGTTGCTTCTACAGAAGGTACAATGGATACAGGCTTAAAAGCTACAGCTCAGTTGAAAGATGGAGTATTCAATATATATGTGCAATATGGAGTGAATACCTTATTAGTATGGTCAATAGTTCCAAACTCAGACAATCTGAAACTGGATGTAGGCATTGTAGACGCTGCTTTTGATGAAGCATTCGGAAACGTGACCTATGTATCAGATCCAAGTGATCCTACCAAGTTATTCAAGATCAAGAGCAAGAATAGCACCCTGGGACAGTTAGAGCTGTTTACTGCATGGGAAGCAGTTGATCCAATGACTCTTATAAAGTGGTATACTGCTTCTACCAAAATCCTTGTATTAAATACAGCAGAAAGTTTACTGGTTAAAGAAATAGGAGCTATGGCACATACAGATTGTGGATGTGATGATTGCACTGCCAATCCTCTAATGGATAAAGTATTGTTGAAACTTGCAGCTCAGATAAAATTCAGTTGCGGAAATTATATTCAGGCTCATAATATAGCTATTCTATTGAATGGTAAAAACAAAAATTGCAAACCATGTGCAACCTGTTAAACAGTATTTCTGAAGAAGAGATAAAGTCGGCATATAATAAAGGGCTCTTGACGCTCAGTGATTTGATACTGGAAAACGAGTACTTGAAATTATATGGAATAGCAAAGAGTACCTGTAAAGACGTACCTGGTAATACACTGAAGACCAAATGCCTGTACCTGTATTTGTATGCTCTCAGTACCTGGTGCTGTGACGAGGAATCCTGTAATTACCTGACAGAAAAAGATCTGATTGCAATTATAGGAAAAGTAGAAGAGCTTCAGATAGTATGTTGTAACCCAAATATCTAAAACAAATCAAAAATGGCTGACAACAATTGCGGATGCGGAGACATAAGTATCAATAACCCTTTCAATCTGGAAGAGGTTATCTCTGATAACTGCATTTGCACAAATGGAGGACTGGTATTGGAATCTAAAGAAGATGAAGTACTGCCTGAGAATCAGAAGGGGTGTTGTGTAATATCAGTAAACGGAAAAGACGGAGTAGTTCTTCTAAATACAGATGATATTCCTGAAGGCAATATCAATCTGTACTTCACAGTACAACGGGCCCGTGAATCTATTTCTGCAGTGCTTCCAATTGAGTATGATACTCCCAATGGAGTAATATCTCATGCAGTATCAGGAATAGTAGCAGGCACTTATGGAGATGCAACTCATTTCCCCATAATAACAGTTGATCAGTGGGGACACATTACCAATATAGATGTACAGGAGATAGCTAATAATGCTTTGGATCCTGACCTTCAGGCAATAGCAGATTTAGATGGTACAGGATACCTAGTAAAGACAGCTCCCAATACGTGGGTATTCAGATCCATTTTTGGTTCTAACGGTCGAATAGTTTTAACGAATCAGGATGCAGTAGCCAATCCTACCATCATAGACCTTGCTATCATACCGGGACTTGTTCCAGGAATCTATGGAAACGCATTGCTGGTACCAAAGATAACAGTAGATCAATATGGTAGAATTGTAGCCATAGAAGAAGTAGCTATTCCTTTTAATAATGAAGTCCCACCTCATACTCATACGTTGGGAGAATTAAGTAACGTAGATGATCTTGTAGATACCAATGCAGTAGTTGGTCAGGTGCTTGGATGGGATGGAGTTCAGTGGACGATGGTAAACCAGTCCGGTGTACTGGCAAATAATGGCCTGCATTTGGATGGTGGATTTGTGAAGCTGGGTGGACCACTCATAGAAAGTACTGCAGTAACTACCGGAGATTTCAAGCTACTGTTTGAGTCAGTTAACAATGGAGCACTTGTAACAACAGATGTCCTTTTAGAAGATTCTCCAAACGACAATAAGTTTATAGTAACTGCTATTAAACTAAATACAAGACAAACAATAGCAGACCAATCTTGGAAGTCCATACAGTGGACAGTAATTGATGACATACAGGGCACTGCTTCCATCTTACTGGATCACTTTGGAATACGAATGGGAACTCAGGTAGACCCTTACTTCCAGGTGAACACATTTGCTCAACCACAGGAAATCTGGTTTCCTACGTATCCTTCAGTAAGAGATGATGGGGTAGTTCCTACAAACTTTTTGCATACTGGAAACAATGGAGAGTTGTTCTCTTCTCCCATAGCAGCAATCATAGGACCAAACAACGCATGGCTGCTCTTAGGAAATGCAGGAACAAATCCACTCATTAATTTCCTAGGTACAACGGACAATGCTCAGTTGAGGTTCAGGGTAAATAATATCTTCTCAGGAGAGATAGATCATATAAACGCAAATACGCTATTCGGCTATCTTGCAGGAGCCATCATTGGTGGTGGTACCGGAAATTCAGCTTTTGGTTATAATGCCATGGCAGGAACAGGAGTTGGTATAGATAACTCAGCGTTCGGATCCAATGCACTCATAACCAATTCAGAAGGATCAGGAAACGTTGCTGTAGGTGTATCTTCATTAGGAAACAGCCAGGATGGCAATAATAATACAGCTGTAGGATACTTTGCACTTAGCAGTAATATACATGGTGGGGGTAATACAGCAGTAGGACATCTGGCCCTTCTTTCAAATGCTGATGGACTTAGCAATACTGGACTTGGAAAATCTGCCGATGTAGGAGATCCTCAACTAGAGAATGCTACAGCGATAGGAGCTAACGCCTATGTAGAAGCAGACAATTCAATGGTCCTCGGATCAATTAATGGTACAAATGGAGCAACTGCAGATACATTTATAGGTATAGGTATAACTATACCAACAGAAAAGCTCCATGTGCACGCAGGTAATCCAAGGTTTACTACAGGTAACGAAGGTCTTAACAAGATATGGACATCAGATGCAAATGGTGTAGGTGAATGGCAGGACGTAGGAGCCATAATCCCTGATGCATGGGCATTGCTAGGAAATGCTGGTACTATAGACGGAACTAATTTCTTGGGTACAACAGATAATGTGCCTATGAATTTCAGAGTGAATAATCTTCCTGCTGGTAGAATAGATATAGACACAGCAAATACTTTCTTGGGATCAAGAGCAGGCTTTGCAGGAAACCTGACATCTGAAAATACAGCTATTGGATTTGAAGCATTGTTCACAGCAGCATTAGGAACTGATAATACTGCAGTTGGTGTAAACGCCTTATTTACTCTTAATAATGCTGGACAGAATACAGCAGTTGGTAGTAATGCCATGCAATCAAAAACTACTGGTAATAGTAACACTGCCATAGGATTTTTATCAGGATTCTTGGTTACAACAGGTACAGAAAATACCTACGTTGGGTATCAGAGCTCAAGTGCAATTGGAATGTCTAATGCTACCGCTATTGGTGCAAAGGCTTTTGCAGGCGCAAATGATACATTAATATTAGGATCAATTAATGGAATAAACGGAGCTTTAACAGATACTCAAGTTGGTATCGGAATAACTTTACCAGAAGAGAAATTACACATACACAATGGAAATATTCTAATTAGCAATGATCTATTTGGAATATTAATTCGTAATACAGCTAATGATGCAGGTATAATTATTAAGACAGATGCTGCTGGACTCCCTTATATCTATATGAATAAGGATGCAGCAGAAGATTCTATTGAGTTAAGAATAGATAATCTGACTGAAGTAAGAGTGTTTCAAATGCCTGATTCTGTGTTAAACAATCTCACTATTCCAATTTCTGTTAATGGTGTAGTAGCTAATGCCCAAGGAGAAATTGTAATTCCAATAGATGAGGGAAATGACTGGAAACTGCTAGGAAACGCAGGAACAATAGATGGCACAAACTTTATAGGAACTACAGATGATGTAGCCTTTAATATAAGAATTAACAATCAGAAAGCTGGTAGAATAGACAGGCCTAATGGAGTAGTATTGTTAGGTTATCAGGCAGGAAATGTGAATGTAGGCACAAGCAATACAGGCATAGGTCATCAGGCACTGCTAAACAATGCAGCGGGTAACACCAATACAGCTATTGGAGCCATTTCAATGGCTACCAACACAACTGGTATCGCCAATACTGCTCTAGGATATCAATCCCTCAGCAATAATTCTACCGGGAATAATAATACGGCAATAGGCTTAGAAGCCTTATTCTCGAATACAGTAAATGATAATACTGCAGTTGGATATCAGGCTATGAGGTCTAACACTACTGGTTTGAGAAATACGGCTGTAGGAAAGTCCGCTCTATTTGCAAATCTTACAGCAATAGAATGTACGGCCATTGGGTATCAGGCATTATTAGTTACAACTGCTACAAGAGGAACAGCTGTAGGAGCTTCTGCTCTCACTGCTAATACTACTGGATCAGGAAACACTGCATTTGGAGCACTGGCTCTTACTGCCAACATGACTGGAGAAGCAAATATCGGTATAGGTGTACTAGCCCTTGGCGGTAATATTACGGGAAATTATAACGTAGCAGTGGGAAGCGCTGCCCTTATGATAGCAGAAGCAAGTGGTAACATTGCAATAGGAAGAGAGACAATGATTGCAACCACTTCCGGAGGATTCAACACAGCAGTAGGATACTCAGCTCTTGATACTAATACTACCGGAAGTTCTAACACCTGTATAGGTAGTAGTACTTTGCAGAACAATACTACAGGTTCTGAAAATACAGCAATAGGGGGTATATCTCTTGGAACTAATACCACGGGAAGTGCTAATACAGCTTTGGGATATCAGGCGGATGTAGGTGTTAATAACCTGACCAACGCTACTGCTATTGGATATAAAGCATACGTGGGAGCGAGCGACTGCATGGTATTAGGATCTATAAATGGAGTGAATACTGCTCTGACTGACACCAAAGTAGGTATTGGTATCACTATACCTACAGAGAGACTTCATGTGGTAGGACAATTCAGACTAGTGAATGGAACTGAGGGATTGGGTAAGGTTCTTGTGTCAGATGCCAATGGAGTATCTTCATGGGGAGACGGAGCTGGTCAGTGGATTAAGATTACCAAGACTTTTGCAGACTTCTCAGCAGCTGCTACAAATAACGATATTGAGATCTACAGTCTTCCAGCCAGAGCAATGATTCAATCTGCTATTATAAAACATACAGCTTCATTTACAGGTGGAGCAATAGCAACTTACACATTGTCACTAGGACTGGTTGCAGACTTTACACGGTACATTGATCCATTTGATGTATTTCAGGCAGCTGGAAACACTGTGTTTGGATATTCTCCATCATTTAAAGAGAAGACTCCTGAGAATTTTGGAGCAGCTACTTCTATAAGGATGCAGGCTGTTTCTACAGGAGCTAATCTGAATGCAGCAGGTGCCGGCTCTGTAGACATTTATCTACTAATAACAACTTTACCATAATGGCTAACGATAATATAAAACAGGCAGCAAATAAGATACTAGCAGGTCCTGCATTAGGAGGTCCTGATATTCCAGGATTCAGAGTAGCAGTAACAGAGGATCTTCCAGAACTGACCAATGGATCAATATGGATAGGTGACTTAGGAAATCGTCCTCAGATACAGACTATAAGTGGAGATATTACTATAGGTAATACAGGAATAGCAGCTATAAGTGCAGGAGTAATAATAGATGCAGACGTTAATGCAGCTGCTGGAATTTCTGTAAGCAAGTTAGCTGCTTTAACAGCTAATAGAATAGTCATCACCAATGCATCAGGATTTATCTCTGCTGCTGATACTGCGACATATCCTAACTTAACAGAGCTGGCTAATTTAAAGAATGTAACAGCTCCTATTCAGACTCAGATAAATAACAAGGTCACAAAAGGTGGAGATACCGTTGCCTTCTCTTTTGGTACTACTGTAGGTGGTCAGGATGTTACAGTAAAATTAGGCAATAGTGACAGATGGGTATTCGATGGAACAAACGGTTACCTGAGAAGGGGATCAACTGGTACAGCTGATTTTGGACTTCATCTATTCGGAACTGGAGCAGGTGCAGTATTAGCATTTGGAGATAGGTTTGATGCAACAACACCTTATGTATGTGTAAGAGAGTATACAGGAGCAGACACGGATCAGATTGAGTGTTATGGTCAAAAAGGAGCAGGATTAAGAGCAGGAATATTTGGAACAACCACTCCACAGATATGGATTACTCAGAGTGGAGATGTTGGTATCAACAATATGTCTCCGGGTAAGCCCTTTAGTGTAGTAGGCAATTCCTATATCAATGGAGCATTAACAGTAGGGCCAACAGATAACACGAGTGCACAGCTTTCAGTTACAACCTCGGCAGCAAATACTGGAGCATTTAGGTATACAGATGGAACAAACTATACAATAAGTGGAGGCTATCAAGCGGCGAATGTTGGGTTTTTTGGAGCAACAGCTGGTAGTTCTTTAGTTCTTCGATCCAATGGGACTGAAACAATAAGACTAAGCACAGCCAATAAGGTTAGTATAGGAACAGGAGCAGCAGCTACCGCATTTTTACATTTAACCGGATGTGTTGCAGGAGCATCTGGAGCTTCTTTAAAGATCAACTCTGGTACTTTGGGAGATATTGAAAACGGAGAGTTCGGAAGTTTTGACGGAACCAACTTTTATTGCTGTACAAATGGAGCAAGATTCCAAGTAGCAAAGATTTTGACTGCATCTGCGATACTTAACTTTCCAAATACACTGGCCCAGACTTATAGTGATCTGACAATGACACTGACAGGAGCAGCCCTGGGAGACTGTGTTGCCTTAGGCATTCCTAATGGATCAGTGCCAACTAAATGTGCTGGATGGTTTGCCTGGGTATCCAACGCCAATACGGTAACAGTTAGATATTTTAATGCCGGACTGGTAGCAGATGACCCTCCCAGTGGAACTTTTAAAGTAACAGTAATTAAGAATCTGTAAGGGAGATTCTATAAAAACTAAATAATACAATCAATGGGAAACTTTTTAGAACAAGCAAATCTTCTTGAAGTAGAAGACTTTATGAAGAGAGTAAAAATAGCAGTGAAGAAGACAGCAGTAAATGTAGTCGGTGAAGCCCTTAATCCTGACAAGATAGAGTTGGGAGACAAGAGACATAAATTAGGATATCAGATACTAAATGGTGATATGACTAAAGTATTTGCAGAAGCTATCGTATCTGCAAATACAGATATTAGTCTGGCTTCACAGGATGGTGATTTAGAATTCATGGCAGCATCTGTATTTAATGATATAGCCGGAGTTAAAATAACTGAAACATAATCTAGTAGTTTAATAGGATAGTTTGTTTAAATGAGTAGAAGTACTATATTTGCCGTAATTTTACTATCGCACTTATAACGCTTGTAACCATTTAAATATTATATAATAGCATGATGCGATTAACTATTCTATTAGTTCTATTAAAGATTTCAGCTGCTTACTCTCAGGGAGTAGGCATTGGTACACAGACTCCGGACCTATCAGCTATTCTTCAGCTATCGTCCAACAGCAAAGGCTTCCTTTTACCAAAGGTAGAGCTACAAGATACGCTAGATGAAAACACAATAATTGAACCTGAGAAAGGCCTTCTCATCTGGAATACTTCTGCAAACGATGTAGAGTTTCCAAATGGTCCGGGAGTGTACGTCAATGAAGGAACAAAACCAGATCCGGTCTGGAGAAGAATATCCACTTCCAACAGCTTTCCTACCTTACAGGATATTACTAACAACGGTAATCAAACTTCCAATAGTATAATAGTAAACAAGACAAATAAGTTCCTGGCTGCTGCTGATGATTCAGGTGTTGGACAAGGTGTCTCTTCTATTGGAACTGACGTAGATGGAATGCCTTATACTAAATTAAAGTGGAATGCAGACTTGAATAGCATTACATTAAGAGGAGATAACATCAGTGGGCACAAACAGGTACAATATCCCAATGCTCAGATTCAGAATCCCACTCTCACATTATCAGTAAATGGAAACTATGCTGATGAAAATGGAAATATAGTTGTGCAAAATATGGGTGGTCAGGACCTGCAACAAACAACCGATGTGGGATGGAAGACTACTAACAATATGATGAGCTTCGGAGATAATAAATTTATAGGAGTGATGAATCAGGCACAGGATGCTATTGCATCTCTGAATACTATATTTGGAGCTCCTTACTTAAGGCTTGGAAAGAGTGCACTGGAAGATGTAGTTGAGATTAGAATAGATAATCTTGCCAGTGCACTTGTTATACAGATTCCTGACTACGGTGGAACTATCAATCTTCCTTATTCGGTAGATGGTAATTTTGCAGACATTACAGGAAACATTAAGAGTTACAAACAACAGATGGCATATCTTTTAGATTTTCCACAGACTTGGGCTTTTTCAAAATCTGAAATAGTAGTGGATGTACCGCAAGCTGAGAAGGGAGACTTCCTGGATGTGAGTATAGATGCTGCTGTGAGACAGAACCTGATGGGAGAATTTTCAGCATGGGTTTCTGCTCCAGGTAAAGTCACTGTTCGCTATAGCAACTATACAAATGGTGCACTGAATCCTATAGAAGGCAAATTCATATTGAGATTGAAAAAATAGTGTAGTTTTGGGGCCATTAACTCACCCTTAAAACTTTCACAATGAAGAAAAAGCAAAAGTTTTTGGAATGTCTCTTGGAAGATCTTAAAAAGATGGTTACAAGTGTAGAAGACGAACTAAGCGAACTGGAAAAGTCTGAAACTATGGAGACTACTCCACCAATTGAAGACCGCCCGGATGAACCATAAAAAATGATTCATGAAAAGAATTGGTTACGTTCTTCTGCTATTATTCACTTTTACATTAATGGAGCTACACAACTTAGTGCCGGCTCCATTAGTGCAAAGTGCCACTGTTGTCAATGACACAGTATGTACCAAACCTACTGTCAAGAAGGTATCGTTGTTTATGAATTCCAGGAAGGAACAAACTGTTGCATGGTATGTTCATGATACAGCACAGCTCCTGGTATGGATTATCGTCTTGCTGATAGTTATACTGGTAAGGGATACGTATGAGATAAGAAAGCTGTTGATTATTCATCTGGTATATAGGGTTTTGGACCTTTTCATGTACTGGTATGACTTCAGGCAATCGCATACGCCTTATATCGTATTCTACATTGTTATAACTATATTTGCAGTGGTTGACTTAATCTTTGATTTAGACTTTAAGAGAAAGCAATGACGACTGTATTTTATTCTGCGATACCCTTTGTTATAGCATTTTTCACCTGGATAGTTGTAAAATTATTCAAACATGAAAGTAGGCTTGATATGGCACAGGATGATATAAAAGATTTAAAGAAATTGGAACTGGGTAAGATTCTAAGCAACCATGAGACCAGGATCAATGAACTGGAGAACGACCGCAAGGTAACGAATGAGAAACTGGATGAACTTTCCAAAGTGGCTCACCGGATAGAAGGACTGCTACAGTCTAAGAAAGATAAAGAATAATCCCTATATTTACATCAAATCAACACACATGACCTGTTCAATGAAAGTAGAAGACATTCTACAACTTAATGCAGAGCTAGGTGCATTCCTGGCAGAACCAATCAACTTAGGCTTAAAGTACAAGCTGACTGTTTTTTTAAAGCAGTTAAACTCTCACATCGAGCCCACTATGAAGATGAGAGAAGAGCTGATACGTAAACATGCTGATGGTGGCAATGAGATCAAAGCAAAGTTGGAAGATGGAAAGGACAATCCCAAGATCAAAGAATTCTTGGATGATTATAAAGAAGTTACAGGAGTCCTGGTAAACCTTACAGAGTGTCCTGAGATTGAGGACACCATTATCAACTCTATTGTTTCCAAGAACAATTATCCAAAGATCTACGAGTATCTACTGAAAGAAACTAAGAAAGTAGCATAACTATATGCTAAAAGCATTATCACATATCGCCAGGGGATGGTATAATTTCTCAAAAGCAACACCTTATATAAGAGAGCTGATGAGCCAGCGTTTGGAGATATGTGATTCGTGTTCTTACAAACAACAGCTAAATGCTGCCGGTAAAAAGATTGTCAGGATGATTAATGAAGATGGCTCACTCTACAAGTGTGGAAAATGCAATTGTCCTCTAAGCGCCAAGACAGCAGACCCCAGCAGCTCTTGTCCCATAGGAAAGTGGGATATTGCCGGTACATAAATCACTTTTGCAGATTTGCAGATGTATATAGGCTCTTGCAAATGTGCAAATGTTTAAAAGCTCCAATTATGACTGCTCCCAGACTCTCCAAAGAAAAGATACAGGCATTAATCAACGAATACAGTAAAGGAAAGCTCTCCAGGAAGACTTATCCATTAGTATTAGTAGGAATACGAGCTTACTACCTTAATACAATGGGAAAGAAAGGAAAGAATGACAGAGGTATTTATGATGATGCCATGTTCATAGATACTCCTAATGTAACAGCTGCTTTCAATGCCAATACAGATCCCAGTATCTACCGTAAAGGAATTGCAGTACTAAAACCAGGTCTCTATTTCGTTCACAAGTTTGACACTCATCGAGGTACAAAATCTCAGTATCCGGCAATCTGCCAGAGACTGGGACCTGTTACAGTATTACGGGATGGAGTTGGAGAAAGGACAGGAATGTTTGGAATCAATATCCACAAGGGGAGTTACAAGAGTACTTCTTCAGAAGGATGTCAGACAATCCACCCTGACCAATGGGATGCCTTTTATAATCTGGCTAAGAGTGAGCAGATAAGGCTCTTTGAAAAAAATTGGAATAAAGCCGTAGTCCCCTATCTGCTCATTGACAATACTGGCCAGATATAGGGATTATTCCTTATCTTTAGGGTATAAGTACCTGTTATGCCAAAATCTGCTGATCCGCACTTTGACAAAATATTTTGGTTCATAGTATCTCTAACCAGCTTTGGAGCTATGCTGACTGTGTTCCTGATCATCTATCTCCCCGAAGAAGACTCAAAGAGAGTAGCAGATTCTTCAATGATTTTCTGGTTGTCAACGGCAGTGGGTGGTGGAATAGGGTATTTACTTGGTAGCAGTGCTAGCACAAGAGCCAATAGGACTGTACCAGGCAACTCTACTGCTGACATAAATATTACAGCACATACTGAAACAGAAACTAAACCTCAATAATATGCAAGCACAAGAACTCATTGAACACCTGGAGGAGAAAAAGAAAAGAGCCCCACTATTCAAGAGATGGTGGATGAAACAAATCCTTGGAGTAGTAAAGACCATTGTAGAGGCTAAAGGGAAAGAAGCTGCTGATAAGGTAATCAAAAAGTTATAGGCTAATGAAAAGAAAAAGCGGATAGCCGAAGCTACCCGCCCTTGTTGTCCATACTTATCACACTATAATCTTCTATACTCATGAAACTATCCTCTTTAGGGATAGATAATAATTCCTGATTCTCTTCCAGTGTACAGTCAAGAACATCTTCCCACATACTCCTGACTGACTTGGATTTCTCCAGAGCCAATAGGCGTATATCGGTAACAAGCTGTCCATCTGTATTCATAGAACGGTACAGCAAACCGGAATATTGCCTGATGAGTTCCTTAGCTTTATCAGACATGCTGCTATACCTTCCATTACAGAATAACTCCACATCACGTTTAAAGAATATCGGGATAGCATACACGATGAATCTGTTGTTGAATTCATCCTTATATAATCCCCTGTAATTTGGATGCTGTGAAAGCTTGTGCTCAAAGAAGAGTGTCTCTAAAACCTGTACCACTATCAATCTTCTGTCCCTGGACAGAAAGCTGTTTACAAAGTTAAAATCTGCAATGAATCTAAACTTGTTGAGCTTTAACATAGGAAGAACAAAATAAGTGCATAGATTGTCTTTATGAAGCTCTTTTACTATGTTCTGTATATTCATAGTTACTTATTTAGATATATTGTTCTTTGCTAGATACTCTGCTCAACTTCTATCACGACAGGATGAACGTGAATCTTTACTATCCCTTCTATGAACTGCTTATACTCTTCCCACAATGGATGAGTAGGACAAAGCAATTGAAGAGCTATCACCGTTTCCCGGTAGATAATATCTCCATAATATTCTCCAAAATGTTTGTAGTAAGCAGTCTTTACACACTGTATACCATCTTCTTTTCCACTCAACATAGAATCTGCTTTTACATCTCCTATACCAGGGATTCCTTTGATGTTATCTGTCACATCACCTGTAAGCATTTGTTTACACAGATGCCCAGAAGCTTCCTGTTCACTAATGAGTCTCATTCCTTCAGCTTTGTGATAATCATAGTAATACCCTGGTATCTGTATAAGGTCTTTGTCAGGGCTACATACGACACACTCTGATTCTCCATTTATCAGATGCCAGGCTCCACTAAGGACATCATCAGCTTCAATCCCTATGGGTATGAAGAATTTCCATTTGGTGCACAGATGACGTTTGATAACTCCTTCCCACCGTATCACCCATTCAGCTTTCTCTTTACGAGTGCCTTTATAGGGAGCAAACTTGTAATGTTCATGTCTAAAGTTGGGTGAGGAAGAAAAACTTCCCAGATAACGGGTTGCATTACACGCAGATAAGATATTCTGTACTATTTGGTCACAGGAATTCCTTACCAGCTGTTCAGAAAATTCATCTGCCAATTCTTTGTGATGCCAGGCTACTATATATACGATACTGTCTGCATCTATGAGTGCTGTCATGATTTGGAATTAGAGGATTGTACAAATAGTTTTGCTGTGAGAGGTGGTTTATCAAGCCTTGAAACTATCTCAAGAAAATCTTTCTCATATAATATTACAAATCTGTCAGAGGGCATGAATTTCGACTTACATTTCTTAGTCTGTTTGTGAAAGATTACATTCATCACACCATCTACTCTTGGCAACTGTTTGAGAAGCTTTGGGTAAGCAAGTGCTTTGGTAGTACATTTACACTGTACATTGTAAGGGAATCTTCCATTCACTAGTTCATCCCTGTTCACGAGATCTACTTTCTGCCCATCCCTGTCTCTGTTTCCATTCCTGGAAGTAATAACATGTCTGAACCCCAGTTTCCTGAAAGATTCAGCGACCACTCTTTCGTAGTTATGTCCTACTGCTCTGTTTCTTTTTCCGTTTGTAGTCATATAAGGTTATAAAAAGAAGAGATGCACCTACACATCTCTTCTGGTAATTCATCAGACTAATGAACTTGCTTCCGCAAGATTTTTATCTAGTTCTTCCTTGGCCATTTGAGTCTTGGTAACTACCTCTTCAAGAGATTTTCTGTACTCTGCATCATTCATCGCTGCATACTTGCTGCTGTGATAGATGTTTTTGTTAACTCCGGCAAAAGAAGAGTGAACGAAATATCGTTTAACTCTCATAGCTCCATCACTGTGGTCTATATTGCATACAGCTCCAATATCGGCTGGATCTACAAGAATGTTATGAGTTACTGTACCTTCATTCTGATATCCATGAATGTAGGATAATCCACCTATGTGAAGACCTTTTACACAAGTTCTGTTATCGTTACAGTCTACTTGGTCCCAGCTATCAAGAAAATGAGAAGCACCTACACGGATATGATGTCCTTTCTTAGAATAGTGCTGATTGTTTACATCAACTCCTACACTCCAGAATTCATCTCCACTCATGCGTTGTACTGCAGGAATAAATAATCTCTCTTCCACATACTCTGGTTCGGCGTAAGTAACCATTCCTGTATCAGGATCAACAGTTTTCTTGTACCTGCTTTTAGTGATTACTTCTTCCTGCTCATTAAGATCATAACGTTCTCTCACTTCCTCGGATACTTTATAGCCTACAATCAATCCTTCCAAAGTAATAGCTACTTGTGGAGTTGTGGAAAGACGTATGGCAGCTTCTTCACTAAGGCCTTCAGTTTCCATTAATTCTGTTACTCTCTCATAATTTACATACTCTGAATTGATGTACTTGGCAAATAGGTCTGCTTTTTCGTTTGAGAAATTAGGATTCCTCAAGAATCTTACCCAGCACTTTATCAGAGGAGTAATATCAATGTTCTTTTCCACGGATATTAAGATACGATCTACTAAAGCCTGTGGAACAGCTTTAGAAGATATTACATTATTGTATTTCAAATAGAATCTGTTAGTCGCCTTATTCACGAATAAATAAGGAGATGCAGTCTCTACAATTTCTTTGTAGGACTCTTTGGTGAGAGGTTCAAATTCCTCTACTATAGCCTTTAGCTCATCCATCGTTTGAGCAGCTGCAGACTTTGCTTCCAGGCTTTTCATCAATGAATACTTTCCTTCATTGAAAGTAACGCTGAAAGGTTTGCCATTTACTGAGCCTGAAATAACAGACTCAGTCCTGTTTACATTTATCATCATGTTGTGTTTATAATTTACAACTCTTCACAGAGCTAAGATACATTTTTCCACTGAAGATACTGTTGTACTTCACGGTACACATCATCGGGAATTTCGTTTTCTTCTGGATTTCTATGTTCACTAAATTCGTCAATACTGGATCTGTCATGTCCTGTAAGAAGACAAATACTATTGAGCAAAGATTGTATGGGTTCAGCCCAATCCAGTAGTTCTTTGAAGCTATTCCAGAGCTTCAAGTCTATAGCCTGTCCGTCAGTTATGGATTCATTCCCCCATAGGTCTTTAGCCACTTCAGCAATTTTTGCCGGGTCCTGACATTGGTTAACAAAGAGTTGAAAGTTCTGTACTTTCTCTATGTGCACTTCTAAGTCAGTAATAGCTTCCGGAGTTATGGAATAATACCTATGAGAGCCAGGCTCGATAATCTTACCGTTTTCCTGTACATATTCCATCAATGCCCGAAACGTATTCTGCTTGTTTGGATCGAATGGAAAGTTATAGAGGAAATGTAGCTTATGAAGAAATGGTTTTATCTGACGAGCAGTATTCCACTTTATTAAAACGTTTGACATTGTTATAGTTTTATTCCTTATGTCTAAGAAGAATTGTTTGATATGCTTAAAGTCCCGATATAACTTATTGACAGTCTTGGCAACTTTTATAATCTTGATCTCAGGATTGTCAAAGAAAGTATAACAGCGATAAGCTTCTTCTAACGTACAAAGCTTTTCTATTTGAGTATGCTTCTTAGCATCATACAGACTACTTTTCCAAGCATAGAAATTATATCTTCTCGGGTCACGCATAGTGTTACGGCCATCCCTGGATATGAAAGCTGCAAGATGCAGGAGTTCATCATCTTCATCATTGCCATAAAATATTTCCTCTTCATCCCAATCGTTAATCTCTTGTATAGGAACTTCCAGCTTTTGCCACTCAAATAACTTGACATCCTGAGACCTGTAAGAGGTATGATGAATTACTCTGGGAGTATGTATCACTGTTTTACCTTCAAGCTTTCTTCTCTCCTCGTGAGTTATGTCTATCTGTTTTGCCTGTTCCTCATTTACAATTTCTTCTTCCTCCTCAGATTCAGTGGCTATGAAATCTTCTGGTACAACAACTTCAGAATAAAGTGTAACCTCAGAGGAATTATTCAAAGCTTTCCAGATAGCAGTCGTGAGAGGCTTTATCTTATCGTAATCTTCTCTTCCAATCTCTGCAATAGTCTCCGTGAGATTAATCTTTTCCTCAGATAACCATACAGGTGGTTTGATAACTATGAAAGCTCCTTCGGTGTACTGGGATAAAAGGTACTTGTCTTTTCTGGGTGAAGTCCGTTCATCACTGATCACAATGGGAAGATGCGTATAGTTGCCTAATCCATGTTTCAAATCATTTCTGATAATCTTTGTAATCTTCTTTCCACCCTTAAACGTAACAGACTGTATAATTTCTCTGCATGAAAAATAGTCAAACAAATTGGGATTGAAACGAATGGTTTTATCTCCAGGAAAGTGAGGTTCTATTTCAGAGAGATCTATGATTCCTGCAAGCCTGGTGAGCACAGTATCTTTATGAGAGCTGTTGTATCTCACAGAAAGCTGATAGCAATTCTTAACCCACTTAATAAAGTCGAATTCCTTCAACTCTTCCTGTACTAATTTAGTAGCCATCTTTACTACATCTCTGAATTTCTCCAGTACAACATTCTTGGTTTTCTCACTCCATCTGACAGCTTCCCGGGAAGGATTAATGTCCAACATCTCCGGATCCATCTTGATACCAATATTTCCAAACTTCTGTTCAAGCTCCAGCTCTGCAAAGTCTATGAATCCGTAATTCACCCGATTGATCAGCAGGTGAGGCTTTGCCCAATAGCTGTTATCAGACAGAATAATATGGTCATCTTCATAGAATATCCTTGCTCGATACTCTACCCTTTCCATGTGTCCATCTTCACCATGTACAACTAAGGAGATGTTATCGAAGTAAAGCAATTGATTCTTAACAGCCTCTATATACTGTTGCCTGTGATGCTTCTTGCATTCTATCCTTATCTCTACACCATTAGGTAAAGAAGTTTTCTCACAATACAACCTGTACCCATTGTCAAATACAATAGAAGCATTCTCTTGTTCGGTTTCCAAATTGAATCGTGGAATCAGACTTTCTACCCTTCCGTCATATACATTGAATCTGAATAGATTCCCGTTATACCGGCTTTCAACCGTATAAAATGGTCCAATGGATAAAGGACTCTTATTGCCCAATCCGAATTTTCCTATCGCTGCTTTATTAAGCCGCTTGGTCGAATAACCAGGATTGAAATATTTCTGTAACCTCTTGCCACCCAATCCAACACCATTATCTGTAATAGTAATATAGTCCTTTTCCATATTAGACTGATAATAATCTATAAACACACGGTTCTCGGCAGACAGATAATCGGGATTGTAATAAGAAGGATCAAACTTGCTATCTTCATATAAAGATCCTTCTATAGTGGAATAGTGGTCTTCTACTTTACTTTCTTCCCTCAATATAGAAAGAGCTGCTTCTCTTTCATAAATAGCATCAATACCATTTGACACCAGCTCTCTTATAATTGAACGAATCGGATATTGATACTGGTATTTCTGAAGAATATCCAGCATCATCCCTACAGAGGATTTTTCTATTTCTTTCTCAAATCCCCCCTCTACCTGGGTTTGAGCTTCTACATGTATTGCCATTAATTAAGTAGTTTTACCATGCTGAAAAACATATCTTTCTCTATCTCATACCTCATGCCATCATTAAGTATGATTATCACTACACCAGGACTTTTAGTGGCTATATCCAGTGCTATCCTGTCCACCTTTCCTGCAATAAGTTTAGTAGAATGAGCGGCATATTGCTCAAATTGTATAACCTTATTGAGATAAGTAGATTCTAAAAAGTCTTCTGCTTCTTTTACACTTCTAAACTGAAGCTTGTTGCTGGATACATTCATATAACAATTGTTTGAGGACTAGAGAAGTATTCTCTCTTCCATAGTGTGCGTAATAATCTGTAATGTCTTTTTTACCATCTTCCAATGGAAGCTCTATTCTGGGGAAAGGATATTCATTTCCTCTATGCTTGTTGTCGTTATCAAATAATACGACAATATTCCTGTATTTCCGTTTCACATATTCTATACATTCTGCAGGTAAGAGAATCCCTTCCCCTCTTGGAGCAATTGCTTCATAACCCATGGATCTGAGACACATTACATCCTTCATAGCTTTAGTAATAATCAGCATCTTGGAATTATATTCTAACTGTTGAAGACCAGGAACGTTGCTATAGTTCCAATTGTTTTTAAACTTCCTTCTCTTCTGAGCTTTTGGGAAGTATAACTGGTAGCGACTATTGATTCTATAAGCATATCCCAATCCATTGGGATAAGACGGAAATTTGTCTTCTTCATGAAGCCAGTAAGCTTTTATAGAGCTTACGTTGTACCGGTTTAGAATCTCCTGTGAGATGCCATACTGATCCCAGTAAGAAAGATCTTGTAAAGAGAATGGCCTGCTGACTATCTTTATATTGGTAGCAGCAAAATAGCGAATCTCCTTATAGACCAGTTTACTATGGATGCTGGATTGACATCCCCCAAGACCAAAGTCTGAACAAATCTTCCAGCAGGCTTTAACCCTGGAAGAAAGATTATATAATAGTTGGACCAGATCAAAAATATCTCCGTGTTGTTTAACGGGATGAGCCTGATCCTTCCACATATATTCATTGGGAAGCATACATTTATTCTTCCTTTCAAATATTCCAAAGGATGGATCATTATCTCCGCTTCTTAGTGGTGAAGAATACTTTCTCCCCAACAAAGGTTCAAATTCAAGATAGTGACAAAAGAGCGAGTATTCATCTACTCGCTCCAATATGTCGCTATCCGTATAGGACATATATTCTTGCATAGTCAGTTAGTTATGAGTGATCTTTAATTCTCATTGAAGATGTCATTCACTTCTCCACTTTCCAGAGGAACTTGATCTGCATCACTTTGAGTAAGATATTCCATCTTGTCCTGTCCATTCTCAATCTCACGCTTGGTGAATTTGAGCTTGGTCTGGGCCCTTGGAATGCTCATAGGTTCTACTATGGGATTATCTTTGATAAATCTTCTTCTCAACTCCAAGAAATGCTTGTCTTTCTGACGAAGCAACAATAGCCTTATAGGGAACTCATCTTTATTTAGGAACGGTTGTACCTGCTCAATGAACTGAGTACAGAGATTAATGAAGGCTTTGTGTAGCACATACTCTTCAACAATTTTCTCTTCATAATTGGCTTCACTGATAACATCTTCCATTCCTTTGAAAGGATTGAGTTTGATCTTATCTGTAGTAGTATAGCATTTGAGAAATCCTACTAAAGTATTCTGAATTTCTCCCAATCCGTCTCTGGCTTCTTTTACCTTTTCTGCTTTAGTCTTTGTATCTCCATTCTGCTTAGTATCTTTTGGAGCTTTAGGACACCAGAGTTTTTGAGCCAGATCCATTGGATTACCAGTATCTACTTCTCCACCGGAAGTTAGTTGAGCAAAATCGCTCAAGGCTTCACCAGAGCGTTCTCTGAACGAAAGAGCCAGATATACATTTGTCTCTGTAAATAGTTCTGCTTTCGACAGAATCAGATTTTCATTGATTCCTACAGTCATCATAGTTGTTTATATTTAGTGATTAGAATAGATTATTTTAAACGAGCTGTGCTGGGATAAGAGCAAATATATCTACATTTTCTCTTCTCTCATAGGTCTCTGTTCCTTGATGTTTTCCACGAGAAACCTTCTTTGGAAAATTGAATAATCCATTAGTAGATATAGACTTCAGATTCTTTGAAGTATCTATAATAAGATCTATATATCCTTCTTCATTTGGTTCCACATCATAGATCTCTTTAATCATAGGAAGAAGAGTTTTACTACCAAAAGTAGCAGCTCCCTGTGACAGTACGCTGGAAATCGGGCTGCCATCATCATTATATTTCACATTGGCAAACAGATCTACTTTAGGAAGCTCTTTATCTACGATAGCAACTGCTATGAAATCTTTGGCAGCACCCTTGCATTGTCCCCACAGACGGCTGTCGATGACATCAAACCCATTGCTTTTATCTGCAAATGTATAAGTCTTCTTTTCCTTGCCATTCTCATCTACTTCTGTAAGAATCGTGGCTTTAGGATACTCAAGGCAGAACTGATCTACCAGCGCTTTGGATGGATAAATCTCCCCATCTTTCCAGACACGGATTGCCAGAACTGATTCATCCGGATTGTATTGCTTCTTAGCAACAGCCTGTGATTTAATACTCACAGGAATTTCTTCAAGTGTTACATCTTTTAGAAAATCTAAAAAACTCATATAAGTGTGTTTTAAATATTCTCTCCTAAGTAGTATTCATCAGCTTGTTTGAATACCAGGGAAAGATCGTTTGGAATATATAATTCTTTGAACATGCCTTTAGGGCTTTTTGCAGGTATTTCTACTCCATTAATAGAAGTCCTATTGGTAATAAAGTTGTAGACAGGCTGTCCTTCTTTGTCATACGTTACAGCAGTAAATAGAGCTATAGACACAGCTGACAGCGGACTATACTGGTCATCCAGTAACTTTCCGATTGTCTTTACTTTCTTCTTCACCTTGGTAGAGTTGCTAACCTCATCATCTTCATGCAGCATTAATACTACATTAAGATCGTTTCTGAGAGATTTGGCTTTGCTCAACATAGACTGATAAGCCTTGGCAATCTCGGTGAATTTAGTATATCCTGTCTCCATAGCCTTTGCGAAGAACAGATCTGTCATTATGAACCCGGAATCATCAATGATTAGGTTCTTTATATGCGCTGCCTCTTTGTGGATCTTTTCCATAAGAGCCAGGATACTGGCAGCCTGAGTCGTACTCATACTATTTTTCTGCTCTGTAGAGTAACTCTTTGAGCTGCCTTTGAAGGGTAATGGTTTACCCATACAGTTGACCACGAAGGTCTCTTTGGGATCGAGCTTCTCGATAGAGGTACTTTTACCAGTACCAGTGTCCCCAACAATAGCTATGAGTTTTGCCATGTAAATGAATTTAGTCATCAGCTCTGAGGAAAATAGAGCTGACATATTTTATCTAAGTGTGTTGCCTTGTCATACCAGGGATCCGCTGCATTGGGATCCAGTTTGAGAGAAGGCAGTTCCTCTACAATCCCTGCTATGGGATTGAAATACATTGGTATGTTTCGGTTAGTAGTACCATACCGGTTCTTCATAAGTGTCATAAGAACCATAAAATCTCCCAGACCTCCCAGAGAAATCTTGGATGTGTTGATATCACAGTAGCTTTCAAGTTCAAACTGAAAAGGTTTTACAATCCCAAGAGCAATGTCACAATCTCTGAAAGTAGCTTTACTATCTCCGAAATCTAAGCGACTTGGAACGATGGCAGACTCTTTTTTTGTACCGGCAAGATACCTCATACTGGTTCTCTTATGCTGTAGCATATCGGCGCTGAACTGTTGGATGAATACACAGGTACACTGAAACATATTCCGTAATATAACAGCATACCGGCTCATTTTATCCATGGTGCCTTTGAGATTCAATCCCATCTCTGATTGCAACAGAGCAAGATGATCTACTACCAGGATCGTATACATATCAGGTTCTTTCGGTACATAACCGAGTATCCTTCCTTTTTTCCCCTTTTTCTTGTCTGCTTCGGCCACTGGAGATCTCTTGACGATACCATAGTTCTCATAGTGGTTCTGGATGATGCTCTCAAAGATAGCAGTAGGATGGACTGCATCTTCCATAAAGATGATATCCTGCATGATGACCTTTACACAGTGGTAAGCCTTCTTTACAATTTCCTGATCTTCTTCGCTAAGAAGTCTTCCAGGTATTCTACCTAATATATAATCTGAAGGAATGCACTTTCCTTCTCGTAGATAGATATAGTAGCTTACCCACTTGGCTTCTTTTTCCAGCCTCGAAATCTCAAAGCTGCAATAGAATATCCTGATGGGAATATCTCTGAGCTTCGCTGATTCCCAAGAGTTAAGAATAAACATGAAGTCAGTTATGGTCGTCTTGCCAGTTCCACTGTCTCCACCAATGAGATAATACCTTCCTCTCTGTGTTCCGTAGATATATTTATTCAGAGTGACCAGACCATTTTCCAGTCCGGTATTGAAACCATCTCTTCCTTTTTGTACCTGATAGATGAAACTATTAGGCTCCAGATCTTTCCAGTTATCCCAATTCGTAATGAGTTCCTGCTCCTGTTCTGTCATCTATACTACGTTTAATATGTTGATTCAAAGACTGCTCACCTTTACTGGCTTCACTTAGCAGAGAAGCATAATCACTTCTCCATTCTCCGCTAGTCATGTAGGACCCGATGGCTTTTTTCCAGCGTATTCCAGAAGCATAGTAAAGGCTTATAGCTACTCTGAGTACATCATAGCGGTATCCGTCACGTATTGCTTTTTGAAAAGCCTTCATTCCATCTTCGCTATATTTATTTCCCGAATATACGTTACCGTTACTACTCTCCATCTTAGCTGGAATCTTACACTGCATTATGAAGCCCTGATATAAATTTACCCAGTCCTCGTACCGGTACGTATGGTAGTTAGTCACATCTGGTATTGCTAACTCCTGCTGTGTACTGACAACCATTAAACCAGTCTCTGAAACCGGATGATGTTCCTCTGTTAACTGCTTATAGAATTTGTTCGTGAATTTGAATTTGCCCTGTTGATTCTGTACTAAGCCATTAGTTATTAGCCATTCAAGAACTTGCTTCAATTGCATAATAAAAGGGTTGTGAAGTTAAGGAATTTATGATACCCTACAAGATCTGTTTTCCACATTTTAGGAGACCATTGTCAACTCTGGAACCTTGACCTTGTATTCTTTGATTCTACTGGAATCGAAGTCCCGGATAGAAGTCTTATACCACTCTTCATCAGCTGTTCCCATAGCAACCAGAATAACGATCTTGGCAGTAAACTCCAGGTTATCTTCTCTTCTCCTGATAGCTCTTCCGATTCTCTGGACAAGGTTTCTTTCTACCCCATCTATGTTGGCAATCAGGGACTGATCCGGAGCTGTCAGGTTCTTTCCCTCATTAAGCGCTTTCACTGCTCCCAGTATGTCAATCTCTCTATTCTGAAACGCTTTCAGAGCACTGTCATCCGACTTTGAGTGATATACATTATCTCCACAGAGAGCATTAGCCTGTTCGATAGATCCTGAGAATACCAGCGTGCGCTTTCCAGGTTGATGAAGCCTTTCCAAACATTGTTGGGCAAGTCTTAGACGAGAGGGAAGATTGTAGATCAACTGAGCTCTCTTACTAACGTAAGCAAATTTCAGAGAATCTATGCTCTTCATAGCAGCAGACCGTATACTCTTGGTATAGTAATCATAAGATGCCTTCTCTGTAGTCATGAATGGCTTTGCCTTTGTCCCGCCTCTGACATTCTTATTCACGGTATCCAGTTCAAACTTCAGGACTACAATCTCAAAATTGGATATGAGTCCCAAATCTACTGCATCGTCTGTCTTCATGTAGTGTACCGGTGGAAGCACTTCATAGAGTAAATCTATTCTAGGCTTGTCATCTTCATATCTTGCTCTGGGATAAGTAGCTGTTAGCCCGAGTGCAGGAACGTTAGCTTCTTTTTGCTTTTGAAGATTCTTCAGCGTGATACGGTGGCATTCATCATAAACGATAAAATCATACTTGGAGAGATTCTCTTTTGCAAGAGAAGCATAGCAAATCAACTTTATTCCTTCAGTACCTACATACCAGCGCCTGAACTCATCTGGCCAGTCATTATCCCTCATCTCTTCCGTAGGAGTTACGATCAAGCCTTGAGGCATACCTTCTCCATATCTCTGAAGATAGTCATGCCGAAGTTGTTCTATGATATCCAGTGCTGCCTTCGTCTTTCCAACTCCGGTAGCCCATGCAAGAGTCCCTTTGCAATAGTTTGCAAACCATGCTTCTTTGCCTTCTTTCTGTATTCTGATTTTGTTTTCTATACTCATGGTTCTATGATGGCTATACCATCTTTTAAGAGTTGTGTATTGATATTAGCCAGCAGTCCTTTGATACGTTCCAAACTCAAACAATGTTTGTTATATAAGTCTTCACTACAATAAATAGCATCTCTCATAAATGCCTTTGCAAAGTCCAGTGAATTAAACATATCACTGAGTTGTTTCCTGAGTTTATCTACTTTTTGAATATCTGTCTCCTTTAACATAGCCCTTTGTCTTTTAAGAAGTTCTTTACGAGTACTGCCAGATCCCCGGTATACCCCTGATGATCCAGCTGTATATTATCCAGGCTGATCCTGTTGAGTCCTGCAATATATGCCTGCTCGGTTATCTGCTTCATCATCTCCAGCAAAGCATCTACATCCTGGTTGTCAACAAGAGCTTCTATCTGAGCCCTTCTCTTAGTATGAGAACATTTTATCAGGATGTCTTCCAAACGGATCTCTGACTTATAGCTCTCCTGAGTCATTTCTAATTTCATATCTATTCTTTTACAATGAATAATTTGTTTCTAGCTCTTGTAACAGCCACATACTTGATCCGGTTTTTCTCTTCTTCATTCGTGTTAAGATTGATATCCCAATCATGAATGATAGCGTATTCATAGGTAGATCCCTGAGACTTGTGAGAGGTTAAAGCATAGTTATACTTTGTATAGGCAAAATGATTCTGTATATTATAATAGCCTACCCATACCTGCCTGCGGATCAGGTCATCTGTGACAGATAAAGCACACTGCTTGATTTGCTTTAAGACATCTTCAAATTCTCCTTCAGAAGATTCATGGAGAATATCTATTGTATGATCTAAAAAGTTACTACAGCCCTGTGCCAGTCTCACAGTACAACGATACACTTTTACGCAAGTTTCATACCTGTTCCAGATCCTGTACCTCATAGAAAATGGCCCATTGGCAAAGTCATGAAGAGCAAGCTTGGTTGACCAGAAGTCTCTTCCTTTTTGAGAGATAGAAGTTTCATTCTCTATATAGCTAATGGCATGTTCCCTCGTAGAAAAGACTTTCTTGACAAGTTCATACAGCTTATAAGTAATTGGATAATCAATAACTCCATGAATCCTGGTAACTGTCATCTCCTCATTAGTATTAATAATGCTTGCCCACCTGTTTGCTTTGACATCCCACTTTACTATAGGTTTATCTGCAACCAGATATTCTCCTTCTAGTATTTTGGGAAGGACTTTCTTTTTATAGACCATCTGTCTTACTACACGATTGAATTCATCTACTGTCTGATTTCTCCAGGCTATAATTTTAACATAGTCTGGATTAGCTTTAAACTCTTCACTTAGAAAGTATTTCTCCAGTATAGGAGCAAGAGCGAACATCGTTTTACCAATACAGGAAATACCAGTATCTCCTTTATCGGCAGAGTTGAGGTCATACTTCTGGTTGCTTCGGATAGCAGTAGCATAATCTATGATGGGATTCTCACCAGCCTGTCTTACAATCTTTGAAAGTGTGATGACTTTCATATCATGCTTTTGTTGTACCGTGGAAATGAATGGATTGGATTTTTCTTCTCCTATAGGATTGATCTGTTTCGCATCTCCTACAAAGATAAGCTTGAATGAAAGCCTCTTTTGAAAATTAATCAGGTGATCGAATAGCTCTGCATTCAGCATGCTTGCTTCATCAACTATCAGGATGTCTACATTTCTGATCTTGTCCGGAATAGATAGTGGATCACGGGTATAGATCACTTTTCCTTTGGAAGTTACATCCTGTTGTAATCCCAGTAGGGAATGAATAGTAGAGAATAAGAAATCATCAGGATTTTCTGAAGTTGCTTTCAATACCCTTACTGCTTTATGTGTCGGAGCAGTCATAGCAAATCTCAGAATAGGCATTACAGAAAGGCAATGTTCTACAACTCTGTTGATCGTATAGCTCTTTCCTGTGCCTGCATAGCCTATCAAGACTGCAATAGAAGTCTTGTCTTTATCAAGAACCATACGGGTAAGAGATTCAAAGGCCTCTGATTGGTCCTTGTTAAGCTCAAACCCTGTGTCTACAGAGAGTTGCATAGTCTTTTATTTAGTGATAGTTGGTTGAACAGGTACATTGCTATTAGGCTGTACTAGTTTGAAATTTAATTCATTTGTCTGAGAATCGTAGACCACTGAAGTAATACCGCCTTCAGCTTCAGCTTTCATTTCTTCCAACATAAACTGTATCATAGCTGCATACTTTCTAATATCTACTTTACGATTCTTTTTTTGCATCTTGGTTATAGCTTCTATCCATGTGGTAACAAGTCCTAATTGTTCCTCATAAGTAGAATGAGATTCATCATTAGAGATTATCATCATGCTTTCTACGAGGTTTCCAATGTCATAGACTTTGTCCTTTTTCAGTTCTTTCCATAAGAGGGCTTCCCTATCCTTTCCAATAGCAGAAACCATTCTATAGTCACACTTACGGATAGTATCCAGTGTATAATAGATCATGTTCCTGATACCGTCAGAGATAATCTGAGACCTGCTCAGAGCTCTTAGCTGTAGACTGGCGATCCTGGTAAAGAAGAGTGTCCTGGCTACATCATTGTAGGTCAGCTCTTCGATCGTCTTGGAGAAATTCTTCACTTCCCGGTTAAACAGGGTTGGTGGGTTTTGTTGCATTGTCTGAGAGTTTAATATTTGAAAATAATAGTTTCAACTGCTGAATTTGCTGCATGGTTTCATCATCATTGATGCTGATGTATCCTTCAATAGTATTGATCCCATACATAACAGTAGTATGATGGTTGCCTCCCATCAGTTTTCCAATTTCATTAAGAGACAGATGTGGTGCCATCACTTTTGTAATGTAGGCAAATAGATGTCTTGCCCTGGCTGTAGCACGTGGTCCACTTTTAAGTTTCCTGGTGTTCAATATCTCATCCCAGGTTAGCCCTGTGACTTTGGAAATAGCTTCCTTGATTCTTTCTATTAATGGAGATCCATTTGAACCAGAAGGTCCAATAGTCTTAATATGGACTCCCGGAATAGCATAAGGAGAAACATTGGAAAGCATCTTTGCTCTCTGCAGTCTCCGGATTTCGGATCCATGAGAAGTACTGCATTTAGAACACCAGGAGTTATATCCGTCTTTGTTATGAGAATTCTTTGGAAACGTATTTCTTGGGAATGCTTTATGGCAACGTGTACATGTCTTATCTTTTACTTGGTCCATGTGGTTGAGATATTAGTGTCCGCTTTTAAGATTCCGGTAGGTATGACAAATTTAGCTGCATCACACATGAGTTTATCCAGGGAACTTTTCCATTCTTCCTTGATTTCTTCCCGGCATACAGTAGTAATCTGATCATGTACCTGAGCTACTATGTGTACCTTGTCTTTCATACCATGTTCTCTGATATATTGATAGATCATAACCATAGCAGTCTTGGTAATATCCGCAGCTGCTCCCTGTATCGGAAGATTCTTAGACTGCCTTTCTATTGCTCCAAGATTATGATCATAATCAACTCCCCTGAGATGAGTTTCTATGTTTGCCCTACTTAGCTTCCAGTATGGGAACCATCTCTTTCTAAGAAATGGTGGAAGCGTTTGTATATAACCTCTCTGAACTCCGAAGGTACCAAAATATTTTAATGTCCTGCCAATATTTGGAAATACCCTGAAGTATTCTTCAATAAGTGCAGCAGCTTCATGTATAGAAGTCTTGGTAGTAGCAGAGAGTTTCATTTCACTCATCCCATAAGCCAGACCGAAATTCACGGTCTTTACAGAATCCCTAAGGGTTTTATGCCGACTACAGTTACACTTTTGCTTTCCCTTCGTATAGTAATCACAGTTATTATCTGCAGCATCTTTCCACTTATTCTTATATACAAGTTCTGCACATACGCTGTGAAGATCCTGTCCTTTTTCTATAGCTTCCATCCATACCGGATCTTTGGAAGCATAAGCTATTAGCACTAGTTCCTGGCTGATGTAATCACTATCTACGAATACCCATCCTGGCTCGTATACAAACGCATTACGATAACGTGTACCGACAGATTTCTTAGCAGGGATATTCTGGAAGTTTGGTCTCTTGGAACTTACCCTACCTGTACTGACAATCTGATTAAACTCAGTTCTAACTCTTCCATCACACTCCAAATGATCGTCTATGAATTTCTGTCCATAGGTACTAATAAGCTTCAGACTATCCTTGTATTCAGAGAGGTCAGCAAATACCGGGTGGGTTGTCTTAGCAACAGATTGTTCCGACAGATCCCTGAGCCTTGGATGAACAGCTTTTAGAAGAGGAAGTACCTGAGTAGTACTATTCCAGTTGAGCTTCACCTGATTGGCAGGAATCAGCCAGTCCTTTTCTATAAGATACTGCCTATGATGTTTCATGACACGCTCATTCAGTAGCATGTAATTCTTCTCCTGGACTCCTTCCAGCAGTGCCCTATCCTCATCAGAGAGTTGATTTTCTGATAGATATTTCTTTAGAATGATTTTAGTGGCCCCGGGAATATTTGGAAAGAGCAGACTAAGCAGCTCACGTTTTTGCTGAGGGGCATTCATATTGTATAATAGCCGGTCTTCTTTACTCAGATATCCAAGTTCATGTGCTTTGGTATTTAGCTTCTCATCCTTCAATAGCCATTCATTCAATCTTAGAAGAGCCTGGTCTACAATTGGCTGTGCCAGCGATTCATTCTCTTTCCACTTTGCAACATCCATAACCAGCCCATGATAAGTGATTTCACTAAAGGCAGTCACTACATCATTTTCTAAAGCAACCACTGCATAAAGATTCCATCTTCCTACCTCGGGAAGCTGCATTCTGCGAATACAATCCAGAAAGGTAACATCAGTAGCTGCATAGATCACTTTGTCAGCAGTAAGAATATCGTCTCCAAAGTTTTTCTGTTCTGTCTTGTCGAGCTTCACGTTTACATACTTGTAAGAAATATCTGCCAGTGCATAATTTTCATTCTCTATACCACCATTGAGGATCTTCTCTACCAGCATGGTGTCATAGATGTTATCAATTTCTATTCCATGAAAGCGAAGAACGATATACTCATAGGCAGCATTATGGATCAGCTTCTTTCTGCTACTGTCTTCCAGGTACACCTTAAGCCATTGCTGTTGTTCTTCAGACAGAGAACTCCACTGGATAACCCACTGTACTTTATCGTAGCAATCACAAGACCCAAACTGGATAGTAATCAACTTTCGGGTACACCAGTCTTTGGTGATATCAGTCTCTATATCCAACTGGAATTCTCTAAGAGATGATGCCCACTGGACAAAGTTCTCCCATAAGCTGTTTTCATAGCGTTCATCTTCAGGAGCCTGTCCTAATACATATATCTTGTTGTTCATAGTGCTCTCATTTCCTCAGCGCTTTCCGGACCTTCTCCACCATAACCAAAAGGTGGTACGATTGCTTTTGGAGCCGAGTTGCTTCGCTCCGGCTTAGAAGTTGGTTCTGCAAAAAGCTGAGTGTTTATAACTTTTTTACTTCGCAAAAAGTTCCTCATACGTTTTATTATACCCATTTGATAGGAGTTTTATTGTTACGTACAAGATACTCATTTGTCAGATTGAAATGGTTAGTATCGAATGACAGTGTTGGATTATAGAGTGTTGCTGCAGGATGAATTCCTTTGAGGATCATCCAATTACTACTCTTGGATACAGTAGCTTTATCAATTATATTCTGAGCATCTCTGCCCCATGCTATAAATACATAAGGCTGATCTCTGTTTATAATATGAGCAAGAGTAGCCTGTATGAATTTTTCCCATCCTAAACTCTTATGAGCGCCTGCAACTCCTGATGTAGTGGTTAGCGAAGCATTGAGCAGAAACACTCCCTGACTAACCCAGTCTGTAAGATCTGCATTAGTCCTTAAGCCATACCCTGTTCTCTCCAGTTCCTTAAAGATCACTCTTAAAGAAGCAGGAATAGTTTTGGCTCTTGTGCTAAAGGCAAATCCATCAGCAGTTCCATTGTAATAGGGATCTTGTCCCATGATGACCACCTTCACTCCAGCAGGTGGACATTCTCTATATACCCTGAGTATATCTGATAAGGCTGGCTGTATCCTGGAAAGATCAAGCGTTATTTGCTTTCCGATCTTTACCATATACGGTTTCTTGAATTCAGGAGATAGTAATTCATACCATTCTCCTAACTCTTCCTTAAGGTTCATTATATTTAATCTTTCTCTGTTCTAGATCTCTCTGTAGGAGTAGTAACAAGTTCTATAAGCAGTCCTTCTGCTATAGAGCGGTCTCCTACTTTAAAATTGTCACTAACCAACTTGCAGGTAGCGCCATTCAGTTTCTTTAGAATCTCCCGGTCAATCTCGTCTGTACCGGTAAGAATCAACTTTAGGGTGCCATTTTTTATTGTAGTGCCTTCTATCATATAGGGAATTTGTGATTTAAATATAAATAATTTCTGTCAATCTTTAGGAGATATCCAGGTGCCAAATTGTGTAATCAGGCTTATAGCTTCTCTATAAGGAAACTTTGCTCCCCAGTCCGCTATTTGCCTGATATCCCTTTGGATATTCTTGCCAGATGCCAGTCCTATAAATGCTTTATACTCTTCCTGCTCTGTCCTGGTTAGCACGATGCCTACACAGTTGGTCGAGGTAAACCATACGTAGCCTACTATACTCTTTTTCACGTGTAATCTTTAAAATGTCATAGAATTGTTTTCAAAATGGCATAGACTTGTTTCCATAGAGCTGATTGGGGTCTGGTTGCTCTCCTAGAGGATGAAGATCTTCTTCTTTAATCTTCGTCATCTTTATCTCCCGCAGTTTGTCAGGAAATATATTTAGTCCCGAATTACATTCTAAGTTGACAGTCATTGATCTCGTATCTTCCAATAGCATGCTTAATAGAATTGTATAATTTGCAAGATCGAGCAGGGAATCCTGTATACTTTCATTCTGTGGACTGCTTTGTGAGTTCAAAAGCACTCCCAGACGAGCCACTTTAGTAGCAATAAGATTGAGACAATTAAGCTCTGGCTTAATTCCACAAATATTTCCTGCAAGCTTGAAGTTGGATAAACGGTCTTCGTTAGAATAGTCATCTCCTTTCTTCAGCATGACTGTATGCATTTTGTAAACGAAATCATCAAATGATTTTCTCTGTTGTTCAAGCGTCATAATGTTGTGTGTTTCGTTGCAATATAGAATAAAAAAGCCGCACTGTGAAGTACGGCTCGTGGGCTTGCCTACCCTTAGCTTTGCATGGCTGTCATAACTAATGTCAGGTGTTGATCATTAGCATGTAATAATCTTGCAAGATTTTGCATAGCTTCTACTATAGCATTATTGGCAGCTTTTATCTCAAATAGGGAATCTTCAATAACATTATTTATAGTTTTTTGTTCTTCTACTCTGCCTGACAGCTCCTTGGCGTATATATCCTGTAAGGTGTTTTCCAACCTTGCGTTCTCCTTTCGGAGATCCTCTATCTCTTTTATAAGTTCTGGAACGGTTTCTTTTGTTGATTTAGCCATATTATTATTTGATTGAGTTTTTATTCAGAATCTTCACGGATCTTTTCTCTTCTCATGAATTTATATTCTTCCATTTCGGCCTGTATGGCCTCAAGTGTAAGCTCAGGGCATTCCCTGGTAGTGAAAACATATATCCCGTCAGAAACCATATAGTAGGTCTCCAAAGTAGAGATTTGCTTGGTCACAGAATACGGACCTTCCTTGTAGATAACTCTACAAATTGCTTTATACATAATGATAGATTGTAAGAGTTTATTACGATAGTTGACAACGCCCTCAGCGAGATGTTTGTACTGTGTAGTATCCTTATATGTCTTACGCTTCATAGTTTATAACAAAAGACCTCTTCCTGATAGAAATCAAAAGAGGTCCAGGTTGTGTTGTAGGGCAAAAAGTGTGTTCTGATTTCTTTACGTCTAAAAACCTCATAAGGTAGACACCTAGCGAGGATTCTATACTTTAGATTGTATGAGTAAATATTAATATTGCCATGTAACAGCTTTCACAGCCCACATCTGAGATGTCTGGGCTTCTGTAATAGCTACTGACAGTTGTCTCTTAGCTTCAGGATTTTCTGTTCTCTCTCTTTCTTCATTCAGTTCATCAATCACATCTGCGTATAGTTTCTTGATCTTGTTTACAGAAGGATTACCTCCTGGATTAAATGTGAGGCCAACAGCTTTTTGTCCAAAGGTTAGTTCTTCATTTACCTGGGCACCATCTTTTCTTTCTGACATTGTATATAGTTTTTATATTAAGTTCTGGTGAGCAGACTTGCACTGCCAACCGCCTGAAGCCTTTTTACAGGACCTATACAGGGTTCTAACTTGAACTACACCAGACTAGAGGTCTCCCTCTTTCTCGGCAAACGCCACTAATTTTCTAATATCTTGTATAGAAACAGTAATACATCCAATCTTGAATACAGACATATCCTCTATAGGTTCTATAGGTGCCTGTACAATATCATACTTGGTATAATGATCTATGAATCCCTTGATTTGATCCAGTGTATAAATCCTTCCTTCTATCATCAGGAGTTTATTATAAACGTAGATCTCGTAGTTACTCAGATTATAAGTCCTGAATTTATCTTCCAGCATAACCTGTACGAAGACCTTATGCAGATTCATATACCAGTTGAAAAATTCTATTCCTGGTTCTTCCATCAGGAAAGTTCTTACCTGAGACTGCTTTTCCGAAGCCACTGTGAAACCATCCAGTACAACCAGAAGAGGGCTGCCCGCTTGTTCGTCACCATGAAATTTATAATCTCCTATAAGGATATCAATGTACCGTTTGATGTTACTGCTCTTAAGAACAAATCTTGGAGATCTGTGATAGGTCAATTCGCTGCGATCCATGTTTAAATAGTTTTAAGTATCAGTTCTTTTATCGAGGAATATGGAAGCTGAAATTGGAAACCGCCCTAAAATAATGGAGTTCGTTTCCCTGTCTTCAACCTGGTAATTGCCATCTCTGATCATTACCACAAATTTCTTTCCAGAATATTCTTCTGTGGAAAATCCAACCTGTGTAAGATCTACTTCTATCTTGAAATCATCGGGACTGATCCCATCTGTATATTGTATCAAAATCATACTGCTGTTAGAGTTTTAGCTTCTTCAATCATTGATTCTGTATAGTAAGATGCTCCGGAAACATCTGAGATGGGAATCATGTGCATTACAGAAGCTAGCTTGTCTTTTTGAATGGGATGTGGACATTTTTTCACACATATCTCTATTATGGAACTTCCCAGCGATACATTTATCCTGGAACTTTTTCTCTCTAACAGGAGTGGTGGTCCACTTTGTCTGTGCAGGACTGCATAATCCCATTCTGTTTCTAATAGTGGTTCGATGATTACTGACATAGATTTTGTTTAGGCCTGCAATTTAGGAAATATATCTGATTCCTTTTGTCCATGCCACTGATGTCTTTTCAGTACTGCTAAATTGTAGGCATTAAGACAATTATTCAGATACTCTGCAAGGATGAAATCAGGTGTATTGCTGTCACTCTCCTTAGAGTACTTATTGATCACTTCTTCCAGTTCTTTGCGAAATGTTGACATTATGATGATTTTAGAGTTTATCGTAGTCTACCCAATGGTTATCGGTACAAAAGTTTCCAGGATTCTCTTCCAGTTCTATGAGTTCAATCCTGCTCCCACATGCGTAGAAGGTTGCACATTTAGGACATTGTACTGCGTAGCAGAAATCACTATCTATATGGAATCTGGTCCCACACTTACAATATACATCCATACATACATTAGTTGCTTTCCAGTTAATAATAGCACGAGGTTCATTGTGAGCAGAGGCCTTAGTATTTATCTCAAGGTCCCAGGCTTGTGTTATATTCTTTGCTTTTCTCATAGTTTGTATTATTGTAGTTTTTTCCTAAGACGTAGAATTTCAGTACTCATATCATCTACTCCTTTATTCACAAAGTCAAGAAAGTTCATAAGGATAAAATCATAAGTCAGATAATCAAGCTTCACATTAATGTCTTCACAGTTAGCAATTGATCTGCTTAACTTTCTTCTGGCTTCTGTAAGATCTTCACTCAATTTTTGATTCATATTTCTAGGTTTTTTAGATAGTCTTTAGCTAATTCATATTGTAGACCTGTTGATATGATAGGAGTATTTTCTTCTTCAAGTCTACCAGCATAGAAAGAATCTTCTATTACATCATAAAGGTCTTTGGGATTGGAGAGTATATCAGAAAGGGCAACTATACCTCCTATCATATTACAGGTATTTTGAACATTGAACTTTTTACTTTTTATTGCATCATCTAACATTTTTATCTTCTCCTCTATATCAGCTACTTTAATTACTATGTATTCTCCTGGTTTCATATAATGTTTGTTAAAGGGTAAGCGTTTATAATAACTTCCTTTAAGTATTCGGAGTTATCACTTTCATGAGTTTCTGCATTGATATACTTATCACCTGCGTTTTTCAAAGCAGCTTCTACATGAAGTTTTGCAAACTCTATCATTGCATCATAATTAGAATATTCTCCTTTTATACTTAATATTGATGACTTTAACAAGCCTTTAGACTTAGCGAACTCTTCTGCTATCGGTATTTTATTTTCTCCTTTTTGCATAGAACTATGGGTTTATATTTTTCTTCTCTATTTCTTTTCTGATTTGCTTATAATTCTTTGTATGAATATATAGCCTGTACTTATCTTTTTCAAGCTCATTGTTTTCAATTGCATCTTCCTGCTCTTCTTCTCTTTTGAATAATCGTACAGTTATCTCGATAAGAACAATTAGAAGAAAGTTGATCCATACCGGGCTTGTAACCCACCACCAGGACCAGTTGATTACCTGGCATAACTTTAGCACTATGAATGCGAGGAAAAGCATTGATACAAATAGTTTATAGACCAGTTCTGAGATTTGATTGCTATCCATTTTGTATTAGTTTAAAGGCTCTTTCAAGAGCTTCAATCATGGTATCACATTGGATTTGCTTCATGCTATTATTCGCATCACACATAAAATACCAATATTCTACACTTGCTGATCCATACAGATAAGAGCAATGAATATGGATATTATACTTCTTCCTGAACCAGTGTACCAGTTGTTGATATAGTGGTGCATCACACTCATACAATTCGCTGTTATGATTTTCTAAAACGGGTTCTTCTGATACCTCTTCCAGACCGTAATCTTTTCTCTCAAAAGTTGCCAGGCACTTTTCATCAAACCCATTATCTCTAGCCAATACTGCCAGATGATACGGTACAAATAAGTATTTCATATCCATATTATCTTTTTGATTCGTTAGCGATGTACAGTATTGCCAAGGAGTTAATGCTGGACAACAACAATATATCAATGTTGCTAAAGCTGGATAATAATTTCAGTCCTATCAGTATTCCTATGTTCACTACGATCCATATAACAAATAGAGTTGCAAATTTTGACATGTGGTATGTTTTAGTGTTATAAATGTAGATTCCTATTTTACATCCAGACTTCCAAAATTACAGGATCCTCGAAATAATCTGGTTTCATTTTTACCAGTCCTTCTGGTAATTTATCCCTACAACTATCCAGGTCATCTTCTACAGCTAATGGTTCATCATCTGGCATTGTACCGATCCATCTCCTTAGTACAAATCTATTGGGATAGTCTGATGGATTCTTGTATATAGCATATACCGGTGGTAAGTGAGTCATCCTTTAAGGTTTATCAGTTTTAAGATCTCTTCAATATCCAGTCCTTCCAATATTTGAGAGTAGTATATCTCATACTCTTTATTTGTAGCCAGTGATCTTACCTCTAATTCATTATCGTACTTATTTAAGACTATAGCCTTAAAGGGAACTGGCTCCTGATGCTCTACTTTATAAGTACTGAGATCAATAACAATTACTGTGTTGTCAAGCATCGTAGTCTCTTTATAGTTTATCTAAAGTGTTATAGATTATTTGACGGCTACACTATAGTCTTTAATTCATCGGGATTAACAAGTCCTATAATTTCATCAAATTGACAAGGTACAGCCATCTTAATACACATTTCGGCGGCATCAATAAGTTTATTATACAAGTCGTTTGTTCCTACATTTTTGTTAGGTACAATACTTTCTACATGATGCCTTTTGTATCGTACACCATTATATTTAAACTCTACCATTGTCGTTACCCATTGACAACCACCTTTATCCTCAAAATAAACTTTAGGATACATTGGAGCTTTGTTTTTCAGATTAGCTACTTGTGTTCTGAATAAATCTGCGTGGTGTAATATTTCTGTAAGCATATTTTAAATTTTGTTGCAACGTGAACACTTGCCATTGCTGCTAATAAGGAGTTTTGTGTTATTTGGGCTTGATCCTAAATCTTCTCTTATCTTTTTAATTATATTCATGTCTTACAGTTTTTATCATTCCCGAAAATCCAGTCTGCGAAATTATAGATAAGTCCCAGAATGGCAACAGGTAACAGAAGCATCACTGTTACAATTATAAAACCTGGTGTGTGCAATGGGAGTGAAAAATAGCTTTCCAGAAATGCCGTCTTTCCCGTTATACCACAATAGTAAACCAATGCCAGTATACAACTCAGATAAGAGAGCATGGAAACTACAAGAATTTTCTTTAGCGTGTGTATCACTTTATTTTCCATATTTTGATAGTTTATATCCTTCGTTCTTTCTTTGCTTTTGCTAATTGTAGGGGGAGAGCAGGTTCTTGTAACTTTTCCGACTTAGCCCCACTCAATTGAGTTACTGCAATCCGGTTTAGAATTTCCGTCCCCCACTACAACTGTGCATATTGATTTTTATTTCTTCATTCTCTGTGTGCTTTTGTGGACAGGATTCGATACCTGTAATGGTCATAAGGCGTTAGCTTTTCAGCTGGGCCACGCTCATCATATAGCTGCTAAGGCTATTACGTAGTTTCCACACTACACGTAGGACTTTCCATATTTAGCGTCTAATTTCCGCCACCACATACACACACAGAGAAGGAAAAACCCAGTACATTAAGCAGGAAGCATGATAGAAAAGATCCTGAACACGTCACCATCCCCAAGCTCCCAGTTTCTCATCACGCCTTCAATTTCTTCAATAGCAGGACCCTGAGCCACTAGATAATATTTCCCATTCAGATGTTCTGCTTTAGGATTGTACAAGAATAGCATAAAGTACTTATACTCCAGCTTCTTCTCAATCACTACCTCTTTAATATTGTTCAGTTCTAGTATCATTTTATTCTGTTTTTAGTATTACATATTTATCATCCTCTTGAAGGATCAATCCTCTATCGTCCATATATATTAATAGTACTGATAAGTTTCCAGTCAACTGCCCTAACCTGCTATTGCCCGTCAATTCCGCTAGTACTTCATCAGGTATAGTAGTGCTTACTACTCCATTTGACTTTTGTATTGTGCCTAGGAGTTCGTATTCTCCTTTGGGCAACCAAATTGAATTGCTAGCCATATATTTATTCATAACATGGCCAGAGCGATAAATAAGAGCACTAATGCCGCCCATTGAATCCAATAGAACGCTTCCTGCTTCCATAGGCACTCTTACAAAGAGTAGTTGCTGGTTATTAAGTGTTAGTGTCTGCATCATTCGATTCCATAATTTATTTCTCTTTAGTGAAAGCTCCGATTAGAATTACTAAAAGGAGCGCTATTAATACAAATAGATTTTCCATCTTCATTTTTCCTTTTCATAAGGAGTCAATTGGTTATAGTACTGTATGAATTTTACCACTGCTAACCAAATATTCACTATAGGTGGATTAAAGTTTCCAAAGCTTGATATCTCTGTATCCTCGAGGTTTCTTTTTAGTATATAACAGGTCCAGTTCCCATCGAATGAATGAAGATTAATATTATAATTCTCAGCTATTTTTTCAACTACCGGCATCAGCACATTCCAAGAAATGTGAAAGAACCATCTATCTGTTTTGTCATGATTCCTTTTATGATAGTCATCAAAGTTCGACATGAATTTTGCTATCAATTTGTTTCCTTCTACTATTTTTTCTTTCTGCATATTATACTATTCTATACGAATGATTATACAATTCTGATTCATTGATCCACACAGAGGAAATACCATGTCCACAATGGTCTGGCTCAAAGTCTGAATAACAGGGGTTATACCACTCCAGCTCACTTCCCTCTTTAAATACCTTATACCATGTATGAGAATTTCCATGACAGTCAAAGCTTGGACTACCTTCTGAGTAGTAAGGCTCTGGTGCCAGTTGATCGTTGTACCAGTCAATTAGATTTTGTCGTTCAGTAGACACTGCTACTATGGTCCTGGATTCTGTATTGGATCTCATATTATTGAGAACAAGCTTATAGACCAATACTTCTGTAATAGTTCTCGTCTGCATTTACAAGTTTTATATTGTTACTAACTCTGTTATTAGTATACATTTGAACTAAAGATGTACACTATCTTTTAATACCAAACCTGGTATAATATTTCCTATACAATTGCTCTTCCAGCTTTACACGCTCAGGATAATAGAGGGCATATTCTTCACGGTACAACTTATGATGTTCAGAATTTGATATCCAGTATAGTAGCCCTTTGTTTTCAGTTTTCAGATACTTTTTTCTAAGCTCCTGATCCCTTTGATCAAACTCTTCCTCAAAAGCATCCTTTACTTCCCGTGGGACTGACTCCCATTTTTTCCTATACTCTACCTCTTCAGGAAAATATTCTGGGTAGGCATTTATTGCTTCTTCATACACCGAGTATCCTACAGGATGCTCTGCCGCAGAGTTGATGTATATAAACTGTATTATATCAGGAGCTTTAGCAAGTTCTTCTGCTGTAAGGAACTTCATTATAATTGAGTTTTAGAGGTCAAAGAAATCCTCTATAGTACGACCCTCTCTGTCTTTCACTTCTCCACAGTAAGGACTAAGATCCCTTATTTGATAATGGGAATCAGACTCTACAGCAAATATATAGATGGATTCTTCTGATCCTCCTGCAGATACAGAAATATCGTATCCCTCTTGTGTTGTACCGGTGAAAGTGAATATGTATTTATAATAGCTCTGAAAAGCTACTTTTACATTTCCATACTTTTCCAGAAATTCTTCTGATGTTATTTTCATTGAAATGAGTTTTTAGTTGAGATATTCAAATGTAAATCCTTTTATAGTTTCTCCCCGTATGCAGGATCTGGAAATCAAAGTTGAAGAGACTCCTGTGTAGTAAGATGCTTCTTTAATAGAACCATACTCTTTTCCTGTCTCCAGGCATTTTACTTTCCTGGTATTCTTTCTGATAACAACACTGAGGTCTGATAGTCTTTTATGAGTTGGTCTTTTATATCGCATAGTGTTAAGATTTATTTAGGCTCACTAATTTTAGTTCCCTCTGCACTCAGCTGCAATAGTTTACTATTTATCCCAGTATGGTGGTTCACTTTCTGGTCTACTGCAACTGCTCACCCTTGGGAGCTGACTAAGCCCAGCAGGCATGTTAAGCTAGTCAGGTAGTTTCACATCCTACATCCTTTCCTGAGATAGATCCAGGAGCCTCGCAGGCTCAATATGCCTGCCCTCCTGTAAGAAGTCTTCATATCTACGTGAGTTATGGTGCATTAACCTGGACATCCAGGGTTTTCCTTTGGCCAAAGGCGAGCTCCTGCATTCTGCCTCTTCCCGGCATACCATCTTACAGGTTCTGTCCAAGTACCTTATTTCCAGGGATTCTCTCCTGTGATTTCCACAAATGATCCCTTGAATTTATTTACCAGCTCAGGCAATATAACACTTAGATTCTTTACATGAATCTTAGGAGCTAACGGTATCTGTAACCCATGTGCCAGATTATCCAGCTCATCTATTAGTTGACCTAATCTTTCGGATTGCATAGTCATTATAATTCGTATTTTACTTTGTCAAACTGTTCAATGAGAGCTTTGGAATCTAATTTACCCTGAGACCATTGAGTCCACTGAGGTTCTTCAAACACCCAATCCAACAGATCTTCCTTTTCCCTTTCCATCTTCGCTTTCATTTCGCAGACTCCCATGAGATAGGAGCTATGGTCTCTTTCCATTTCCCGCTTCTTATTGCCCTCCAACATTCCGTAAAGATATATCATTATATAATGTTTGGGAACGAGTGTATAGACAGTAGATTTCCTCTTGAACTTTACCTTGATAGCCTCAGTCTCAGAGATTTTATTGTACAGTGTGTAAAGTGTACTACTTTCCTTTTTTCCAATCCAGTTAGTCCTGGTAACAGTTTCAGACTGTATGAACCACCTGTTATCAAACTTGTCCCTTATCTCCTGGAGCAGATCATCAAGTTCCGTATCCTGAACTTTGCTAAAAGCAGTCTCCTGCTCTTTAGTAAGAGTTGTATTCATGTCATGATTTATTTAGTTAACAGATTTCACTATATGCCAGTACCCATATCAACAGTCCTACCGCCAGAAACATCTGAACAAGTACACCTATAAGAATCATGATAAAGACAGAAATGTCTGGTCCTTTCTTACGGTACAACGAACGGCTGCCCCACTGTATCAACAATATGAATAGTGGAAACAGTATTGGTGGATGCTCGACTATGATTTCTACGACTTCCTGTATACTCATCATAATAATTTAGACAACGAGAATACTAAGTACACTATTGCAGAACCAATAAGAACGTACTTGTCTCTCATTTGCAGTGTAACAATATGCTTACCAGTTTTTCTTCTGGATATCCTTACTTCTGTGTAAGAATGTTGTAAACTGTCCAGAACAGTTTTAAATGTGCGTATCATTTGTTTAGGTTTTATTCTTCTTTTGCTACGACTATTGCTGCTCCTGCTATAACACCAACTAGTCCTAATACAGCAGCCAGACCCCTCGACACTTCAGTCCACTTACTGATTTTTGTAATATTTCTTCTTTAGTTTTCGTCATTAACTATTTTTTGTATGGCTTCTTGAATTTTATTTACAACATTATCTGAAAGACGTTCATGTAAGTTAATTTGGTAGTTATATATGGTAACTCCTGTCATTGAATTTTTATAAGTAGACAAAACAAGATTTATTTCTTGCTTTTTTTCTTCCTTTAGTTTAAACCATTCAGGATTGTTTTCAACATAATCAGCATGTATAGCAAATCTTTCACATCTTGATCCTACTTTATTTGGGAAATAGCTATTTCTATCTACTCTGTTATCAAAATCAGTATTTTTAAAATATTCAGTTCCAGCTTTTGTATAAGGCAAATCTTTTTGTAGTATGTAAGTCTTTTGTTTCATGATTAAATTATTCGTCTTTTATTACAGCTATCATTGATCCTATAACGCTAGCCAATCCTATGATAGCAACCAAACCCCTAGATTCTATAGACCACTTTGCTATGTTGAAAGAAACATTGTAGAATGCTCCCAACAAGTATATAGGAGTGAAGATTATTACAGTAGTTAAGACAATAGACATAGCAATTTCAAATAGTTGTCTCATTTAGTTTCAGTTTTAAAATCATCTATATCCCAGCCATTGCCATCCATTGGATTACCATAGATCCTGATATCATCAGAATAGAAGTGCTTGATAGCTCCACCAAAGAGTCGAACTACCCATACTGTATTCACGTTTAGTCCATAATCTATTACCAGGATGGCTTCACCATCTCCGTGATCTCTACAGCATACTGCTATAGTTGGGTTCAATTGTATCATCATAGTTATAAAGTTTGTAAAAATTCATAAAATCTCCTGTTCCACTTTGCATCTTCCAAGGCATTGTGTTCATTAACCTGCTCTGGATAATCCGCTAGCTCCATAAGATTATTAAACATAGCAGTCAGGCCCACTTCTTCTCCATTTACTTCATAGGGAGTACTAAGTTGTATAAGACCATCCTTATTTCTTAGAGAAGTTTCTTTCTCATCTAACATCTGTTTCAAATCCCTACAATACATAGGAAATCCTTTTGGAAGATCAGTCATTCTCCCGAATAAAGAACAGAATAACACCCAGTCATAGTCTGAATAATAACCATAAAACTCAATAGGTTCTTTCCTTTTTAGGAAATCTTTAAATCCACATATTTCAGAAACAGTTTCTTTTACCCATTTTACTTTATAAGGCTTGTATATAAAATCCTGTATTTCTCTTGCTATTTGCTTATTGGATTTACCATATTGTTTCAGTAATTCCTTCAAACTAAAATTAAAATGAGATTTAGCAAAAGGCGGTTGTTGTTGAAATAGCGCTACTTCTATCTTATCAATTACGTTTTCTCTTACCCAAATATTTGCATCTTTTGGATTGAACTCATTGCTGATAGCATAGTATTCTCTACCATCTTCTGACACGACACCAATAGATATAAGGTCTATAAAATGCCGGCGCTTTCCGAATACAGGTTTGTAGAATCCCTCTAAGAATTCTGTGTCTATAAAGTATTTCATGTTCTTATTGTAGTTTATTCTTTAGAGGGATATTTGCCCTACCCCAATATAAAGCTAATTATATTTTTCAAATTGTTTTATGACTTAGATCATGTGAGTACACACAAGGCCATAGTCGTTATTAAGTGCCAGGCCAGGAGCACTGACTCTCTCTTTAAAGGACAGTATCCCAAAGAGTAAGGAATGATTCCCAGCACTGGCATCCAGATTAAATATTTCATGGGTTTAGGTTTTATAAACTAGTTGCTGCCGTATCCATGCTCCCAGCAGTATTCTGAGTCTGTTCTTGACCAGTTCCTGCACTGATTTCCTTCGATATCATCCTCTGTACATCTGTGCTCTAATGGTGGTACTCTGGTCTCGGTTACTTTCTTCATCGGCTTATCACTATACCAATTTACATAGATTGTATCATTAGATATGAGATCAATCTCAGGGTGTGTACCGTTGAATGCAGGAGTACCTGTCATTGTAAGAGTGAACTCCTTTGTTCCCGGTTTTAGCAATCTGAGATCCACTGACCCCGTTGAATCCTTATATGCAGTTAGTATATCTGGATGGGTACTATCAGAAGTAATTCCATCCGGTATCAGTATATTCTCATAAAAATAGAAATATTTTCTGATCTCATCAAGCTCTTCTTTAGTCATGGCTACGAATTGGGCTTCTACAAGCAGTTCAACAGCCCTGTCAGGAATAACGTTTCCTTCTCCATCATAGTATGTAACAGCTACCGGAGAAGACAGGTTGAAATAAAGTGATGTACCAAGCAGTGCGCCTAGTATTATGATAATGAGTTTCATTGTCTTTAAGTTTTGTAGGTGATAAAAAATAGAGACGAGAAAAAAGAGGAGCGGACACTGTGTATCTATAAACAGCAATTGTATTATAAAACCCCACAGGCCGCTCCTTTATCTTAGCAGCTGGATTAATCTACCAGCTTTAAATACCTTCTGTATTTCTTCTGGGTCTTTTCAGAGAAAAGAGTAATGAAATACTTGCCCTTGTCTGTTTTGAATACAGGATATTCCGTTCCCTTAACTTCAAATTTGTAAGGAGTAGGAATCTCTACCTTGGGCTTTTCGATTTTAACCAATAGATTGTTTTCTCCAACTTTTACTGAAGTTTGAGAAAAAGCTAGTATGGATGATACCACTAGCAAAAGTGTGATTGTAATGTGTTTCATTGTCTGAGATTTTATAGTGTGAATAAATAGTTTGCTTAGTTGTGATCAGATTTGAACAAATTCCTCACGGCTTCTTCCTCAAGGAATTCAAGATACTGTCTTATAGACCTGTTCAGCCTGGTAGAAACAGAGAGGAATAAAACCCCTTTCTGAAAATTTGTAAGTGGCTGTTGGTCTATTAGGTGGATAATATCTGCTATTATTTCCTTACTGATCAGTATAGGATCAGGATCTTTAGATTTTATCAGAGATCTCACATGGGCTGTGACCTTTTTCATAAGACTATTAGGAAGATCTCCTGTAACCTCATGATCTACGCTTTTTATAAGATCCTCAGAAATTCCTACTGATGCCAGAATATCTCCTGTCCTGGAGAATTCTTCTGCATTGAATTGTTCTATGATATTCATTGATTTTGTTTGAATAGTTAATACATTGTTCAAAGAGCAGGGCTCGAACCTGCATTTGGCCTCTGGAGTTCATCAGGTGTCCAGGAGCAAATCACTGTCTCACTAGTCACCTATTTCATGAGCAGTTGCGTCTACCAGTTCCGCCATCTCTGAATCCAGTTCTAACAGTATTAGATCATAAACGCTGCCAGAGCTAATAATATACCACCTTCCAGCTGCCTGTAGGAGTACCTGGATACTCTCTTGTGTATAACTGTAGCAGCTATCTGGTTCAGAAAACTTAACAGCACCAGGTATGTACCCAGTGCAAATAGTATTAGTTGAATATATTTCATTCTTGGGGATTTGTAATAGCAGGTGAGGTACTCAGGTGAGGAAAAAGCAAACATCAATTGCAAAAACTCACCGTTTTCCCTCACTCAGATCTCAGACACGAGACTGCTATTTTATGATGGGTTAGTGGGAATTATAATCTTAGACGATTCACCTATCAGAGAATCATCCGGAGAAATAAACTGTAAAGATTTTATAATGGTATCCATAGGATCACCATTTTTTTCAAAAAATTCTCTACTTTCCTCATCCATTTTATTTCTCTTGGCATGTATTTCCATACCAAAATTATTTGTACAATCCCATTCCATTTGATTGTGTAATAAACATTTCCATTTCATATTAGTTATCTTCTAAAGTGTCAATGATAGTTATCATCATCCTGAGAGCTCTTGGATCTCCTTTCATGTGCAGCATGATGGCTTCCAGCATGGCAGGAGCAAGCACTATGAGTGTCATATTTCTTAAGCTCCTGGAAGACAGCTTGAAGCCTTCGTCGGTTATCCTGCATACCTCTGCATCATCCTGATCTAGTATCAATACTGAATTATCCTCTGTCTGTTCTATTACCCAGGGAGCATTGTATTCTGATAAACTAAGATATTCCATCTTCTGCTGGTTTTAAATTGTATAACTCAAATAAGTGGATGACATACAACTGTCCTATTGTAAGCTGATAAGTGCCTATATAACTACAGTTGTATCTCTTCTCTGGCATTTCTTCACCAGTCATAAATGTACAGAACTTTCTGTATACTTTGGGAGCTTCAGGGTCTACCAATGCCCATACATAAGGCCTGTTATCAATTGTATCTACCGTCAGGATCTCTGCCGACTCAGGCATGTAGAGTTCCTGGTATCCTGATTTCAGCACAGGAAATTTCCATATTGTTCTCATTTCTTTAGTGGATTTTCTTCATTGTATCTTATTAGTAAATCAGCCAGGTTAAAAGCCAGTTTCACCATTAGTTCATGGTGATCCAGCTTCTGTTCTTTGGAGACATTATTGAATGCTTCATAATAAGCACCATCTCTCAGCCTTAGCTGTATGCCAATTAGCTGTTCACTTGCCAGTTTTATTCTGTCAGTCATGTCGTATAATTTTATGAAGGCAGCGTATATTTATAGCTCCTTCCTTTGTATTTTACTCTTACCAGGTACTTCATGTGCTGCGTTAGCATGGTAGATATAGCATTATGGATCCTGACTTTTGACTTGGATTCATAGAGCATCACCTGATCTACGATCTCTTCTGTCGTTAGTGGTCTATTAAGTGCCTTGAGGACAAAAGTAATCCTCTCTTTCCATGTACCTTCGAGTGGATAGGGTTCTGTTATACTCTTTGGAATCTGCCAGGCTAGATTCCTATCTATCAGATCAAAAGCATCAATATAGTTCTTGCAGAGATAATGCAGTGAGTTAGGAGTATCTATTGTGATTTCTTCTCCCCCAGCTGTTGTTATCACTTTGCAGAGTGATATATATTCTTTCTTTTGTTCTGCTGTCATCTCATTGGGGTGTTTCAGGAGAAGCTGGATTTTACCATCTTCTCGGATGTCGTGGATTTCTATCCATTCCTTAGTTCCATCCTCGAATTTTACATCTCCAAAGAAACTACCAGATTTGGATATCATATCTAATACACCTGAAACCTTTTCTCCATCGTTGAAGGTATAGATAAATTCACAGCCCAGGTAGTGATGGATCACTTCAGCTATATCTGGTATCATTGCTTATACCATTGAGCGATGAGAGCATTAGATTCTTTTATATATTCTTTTGTCATAATGTATGATTTCCTACGGGATACTCTGTAGCGACCGGGAGACGCTAGAGAAGCCCGAAGTTAGGTGAAATTTTGTCATGAGCTACACATAGTAATGTTTTTGATTATATGGGCAGCGATTCAGTTGCTTCGTTGTACCGGTTGAAGTACTGAGGATGGAGCTCCGAGCTTCGGAAGATGTGCCTATTCACACAGTACACCGGAAGAGTTGGCAGCTATGAAGGAGTAGAGATGATTGCTTCTGATCCTGAAGGAGCTACACAGCAAGTCAATTGTAGATCCTGGTTGGTTTAAGAGCTTAGATTGTAGGAATAGAGCACAGTATCGCCTTGTTCCTGGCGCTCCTCCTTCGTCTCACGCACTTCCAGAGAGGAAAAAGTTCAGATTTAGACCTTTTTAAGAGAAAAAGAGCTTTTAAAGCCTCTTTTGTATAAAAAGAAGCTAATCTAGCCAAATCATACCAAGGATGAGAGAGCTTTAGTCTTCTCTATATTGTATTAATACCAGAAGCCTTTTTCTGAAACCCTTTACCAGCTTACGTTTCAGCCGATTTGCGATGTAAGGTTTCTACAATATCTTTAAAATTTATGTAGGAAATCTACACTTTTTGAGAAGTTCTGTAGGAAATCTACACGACTACCCTTATATTTGTAGAAAATCTACCAACTATGCAGGAATTGAACAAGCCTATTAACCCATTTGTTAACCCTCTACACGTCCCTTACATAGAATATATTACTAATACAGAATTTAAACATTCTGAGCTTCTTACCTATGGTTTTGAGGTAGAAGCAGAGACCTATATGAGGCTATATGTAAGCAAAAAACGTAGAGAATTCATATTTGGGACCTTGAGCCCTAAAGCACGTGAAATATTTACGCTACTCTTATATGTGACTAATCCCGAATACCAATATACGCTATTACCCTTTGATAAAGTGCAGGAATCCTTCAATGGCTACTCGAGGAGAAGATATGAAGATGCTATCAGAGAGCTCATCAAATATTCAGTCATTGATATACGCTCCAGAGAGGATAGTTCCTTTTGGTATAATCCAATATACTTTGCTTCTGACAATAGATTAAATATGTTCCCACAGTGTAAAGTGAAGATAAAAAGCGTGAGAGTAAACCCTAAGCCACTTGACAGTCTCTAGTACTAACTCCGCCGCTACTAGTGAGGTGCTGCTCCCAAAAAATAAAAAACTCATAGCACCGATTACGATGTATGAGTTTCAATGTCTTGAATCGTTAGACTCCTTCTATCTCTCCTTGCCGAATAACTCAGCAATTTGATCTCTGAAGTCCTGAAGTGAGTCGAATACTATTCGTACAATCACTCCATTCACGTTGATAAGTTGGGATAACATATTGATACAGATTAAATAGTTTTAGAAAAGAGAGCATAGTTTCCCATGCTCTCCTGTTGGATACAATTAAGCTGCTGCTTTCTCAAAGCTAACTCCTTCTTCAGGAGCTGTCTCTTCAGCAATAGCCATAGAAGTCAAATCAAATGAGCTGTCTTCTCCAAGAGATGGAGCAACAATGCTCAAGCTCTTTGGATCCAAAGTAAGAATAGATCCTTTAGCTGTTGTGATAAGCTGAACCTTTCCTTTGATCTGATCTCCAGATTGAATCTTGTCAAATAATGGACTGTTAGATAGTACACTGAAGCTCACTTGAGTCTTATTCAAGTAGTTGTTGTACTGTAAAGCAGCTTCTGCACTGTCACCAGCTTTCTCAGCTGTATAACCTGCACGAAGGATACTCTGAGTACGATCATTCTTTACAGCAACAGAAGAGTTGCAGTTAACATTGAAGATCTTCTTCTCTAGTAATACATCTGTAGTACCAGCAGCCATAACAGCATCGCCTTTAGCGTCCTTTACAGCTATTCTGTTTCCATTGCCACGAACGGTCAATACTACGAACTGACCTTCCATTGCATCAGTGATTTTCTTTCTTGAGTTCATGATGTTCTGAACTGATTGCAGAGTGTTGATGGGAGATTGTGTCTGAGCCATGTGTCTGATACTGTTTGCGTCTGAACAGAAAACGTTTTGTTGTGGTGAATTGAATTAAATGGATTTCACCTACGGGCTACTTTCCATCCAAAACTTAGCCGGGGTCTGAACATAGAGGTGGTACCACTCGGTCGAGACATGCATGAATACTAGTCCCACTCTCTCGACATACACACAACTAGTAGTAGTTTTATCTAAGCAGGAGCTTCTCTTCCAATCACGGAACAATCATCTCTACTTTTGAGTTCCTGATACTCTTCAGACAATGGAAGCGCCAGGGGTTGTAGGGGGTTGTACAACCCCCTCTTGTCCCGCTTCAGAGATCACCACCAGCAGGATCTATTTCCACGGTACACAATAAGATATGCTGAGAATTTGTTGTAGTTTTGAGGATAGATAATTTTCTTTCATAGTTAGGATTTAGCAAAGCCTCTGGTATATACTGGGGGCTTTTTGTATCTTTGTAACTGTTTTTAATATTATAAGCGACTCCGGTCATTTCTATGGCTGGAGTTTATTGTTTAACTTGCAACTCAAACACACAACTACAGAGAATGCAGGTATTCTACGATGACAGGACACATACGTATTTTATACTCGATGGGAGAAAGAAGATATTCTATACTTCTGCTACTCAGATAATTTCCCAATACAAGCAGCCTTTTGACAAGAGGAAGATGGCAGAAATTACCGCACGCAAGAAGGGGAATACTCCTGAGTACTGGATAAAGGAGTGGGCTAAGATTTCCAAAGATGCAGCAGATTATGGAACATCTGTTCATGACAAGTACGAGCGGCAAATGATAAAAGAAGGTGCAGCTACGCTGAGTGGCAGGTCTCTCAAGGTACACCACCAGCTACCTGTGGATCTTATCAATTATGATTCACTGGAAGAGGGCATCTATCCGGAACTGAAACTCTGGCATCACTATTATAGAATCGCTGGCAGGACAGATAAAGCTATTCTGGAAAAGGTAGGATCTTCCCGGTACATGCACATCGAGGATTATAAGACAAATAAGAAAATCTCTCAGGAGTCTTATCAGTTTCCTGATGGGTCTTACAAGAAAATGCTGCCACCGGTCAATCACCTGCAGGACTGTAATTATAATCACTATGCACTTCAGTTCGCCATCTACCAGTTTATGGCAGAATCTCTTGGATTTAAGCCAGGCTACAGGAAATTGATCCATGTACCGGATGAAAACACCAGGGTAGAGTATGATATCCCTTATCTGAGAGCAGAAGTGCAGGAAATATTGGAACATAAAACCAAACTATATGTTAACCACAAGAGAAGATCATAAAAAGCTCAAGGATCTTACTATAGCTAACAGTCGTCTTTACAAGGAGACAGCAATGAAGTTCAAAGTATCCCCTAAAGAAGTGGAAGAGTGTATTGGAATTGTCAGCAAGTTCATTGCAGCTACTATCAAGAAGGGAGCTTTTGAAACAGTAGTAGTTCCTCATTTTGGAAAATTCCGAGCTAAGGTGAAAAATATCCAGCACATGAATCACGACAGAGTCAGATTCCGTCTTCCTATTGTTGAACCAAAACCCCTCAAAGAGAATGAAGCTATTTATTATTGATGAGAACAATGCAGTGAAGGTGAATTCTCCATGGGTCAAGCTCATTCCTGAGTTCGCCAGGCTGTTTTATGCAGCAGGGAAGAATCGTATTATCACTCCCCTAGACCGGAATGACTACGCCCGCAGGCAGCTTGCATACATCTACTTCATGCTGGACTTCAGTTCTCCCATCTTCCAGTGGGAGGAGTCCAAACGCAAAGAGGAATCTTTACGGTACACCAATCTCAAGGCATCGGATGTGGACAGGGAATCGGTCCAGCAGGCTATGGTGAAATACGAGGAGTTGCAATATGAAGCTTCCCGTTCTCTGAAGAGTTACAAGGCAGTACTCAAGGGTCTTGATGCAATGGATGAATACCTGGATTCGGTAAACTTCAAGCAGACAGACAAGCAGGGGAAGCTGCTCTATACTCCCAATCAGTTTACTGCCAACATCAGTTCGGTGAACAAGGCTTATGATGAGCTGGCCAAGCTGAAGAGGAAGATTGAAGAAGAACTTTCTCAGGGATCAAGCATCAGGGGATCTGCAACTATGGGTGACCGTGAGTTGAAGTACAGCACGAATGCACTGGTGAAAACAGAATCTGAATTTGATGAAACTTCTCCCGATGAGGGAGGCTCTATACGATTTAAAGATATTGATACAATACTGGAATCTAATTGATGAAGTACCGGCGTAAGAAAATATGGCTAAATACCAGGAAGACGAAGTATTGTATAGTGAAACTGTATGATCATAAGAAAGAAATGCAGTGTGCCTACAAGGAGTTTACAAGAGATAGAAAGTCTTCTAAGGTAAAAGGGGCTTCCTGTCACTACTCTAAACTTACTTACCGTCCCTACAAACTATCTCCTGAAGTAGGAACAGTATTTCTATGCAGAGAGTATTGTGGAGCAGCAATAGTAGCACATGAATTTATGCATGCGGTAATGTGGGCTTACAGGCATACAAGGTATAAGAAGCAGTACCCGTTTGTAATCAAGAGCATGCGGGAAGAAGAAGTCTTGCTTCATAATCATAGTTATGCAGTAATGCAATTTTATGTATGGTATTGGAAACTAAACAAGCAAAGCAATGGGATGGCATAACCTGGTAAATACGGTATATTTTTCTGAAGCAGCCAATGACTTCCAGAAAAACAATGGAAGGTATTGTATTGCTCCAAGAGGCAGCAAGGATTACTTTGAATATTGGGAAGAACAGGAGAGAAGATGTATCAAGGGATACAAGGTAGGAGATATATGGATTCCTGGCAGGTACTACTTCTATCTCAATTTCTTTCCGATGTCACGGGCTTCTCTGGAAGATATGAAGAGTAACCGCAAGACAGTTACCAAGGAGATTGGGTTCCCCAGGTTTGCAGAAGTGCAGTATGAGTGGTGGCGCTTCAAGCATATTGCCTGGAACGGGGGTACATTCATGGGTATAGAATCTCCTGGCGGAAGGCACATCTGTTGTGCAAAGACTCGTGAAGCAGGATTCTCTTATATGGAAGCGGCAGATGCTGTATACAATTATACATTTATTCCGGTATCCAAATCCTACTTCGCAGCATCCAGCGAACAATACCTGACTAAGGATGGGATCTTAAACAAGGTACAGGAAGGATTGGATTTCATCAACATGCACATACCATACTGGAAGCAGAATCGCATGAAGAAAAATACACTGCTTCATCAAAAAGCATCCTTCCTGGATTCTGCTGGTCAGGAGATGGGAGCAATGTCGGAAATCATGGGGCTGATAGTGGACAATCCGCACAAGACCAGAGGAAAAAGAGGACGTAAGTTTACATTCGAGGAAGCGGGTTCCTTTCCAAAGCTCAAGCAGGCTTATGAAATTGTATTGGGATCCATGAAAGCGTCTGATAAATATTGTGGACAGATTTCTGTATTTGGTACAGGGGGTGAAGAAGGAGAAAGCATAGAGGGACTAGAAGATATGTTCAACTGTCCGGAAGCTTATGACATGCTGGCTTTTCCAAATATCTGGGAGTATGGTGGAGCTAATGATACCTGCGGATATTTTGTTCCCTGCTGGAGGACTAACTTCGGATTCATGGATGATGATGGGAATGTAGACATAGAAGGAGCGGTATCTTTTGATGATGTGGAGAGAGAAAAGAAATTATTATCAAAAGATCCTAAGGCACTGGATAGGAGAAAGGCTGAGTTTCCCAGGAAGCCCTCGGAAGCCTTCCAGCGTGTACATGGTAATGGCTTTAATACAGCAGAAATAGATGCCCAGATAAAGAGGATTCAATCTTCTCAGGCTATACAGGGTTTGATACGATATGGGCAGTTTATCAGGTCTGATTCGGCAGATGCCTTAAATGGAGTAGAGTTTATCAATTATAAGAAGGAAATAGCCAAGCCCATCTTAGAGTTTCCTCACAAGGCTGGAGATGATTCAGATCTGTCAGGGTGCATTACCATATTTGAGAAGCCCTATCTCGATGCCAAAGGATTTGTTCCGGAAGGAATCTACCAGATTGTATTTGATGCTTATTACAAAGATGATGCGGAAGACAGGACCTCACTGTTTGCCATATACGTAATGAAACAGGATAATAATATTGATCCGTCTTTTGCAGGTCTGCCGGTGGCCTCTTACGTAGGAAGGCCCCAAAGGCTCAGGACATGTTATGATAATTTATTCATGCTGGCGGATTATTACAACTGTACGGTACAGGGGGAGATTGCCGGTGGCGGAAAGGGAGTACTGGATCATGCACGCCAGCATCGCCTGTTGCATAAGGTAGAGTTTGAACCAGAGATGGTCCATAATAAAGAGATTGCATCGAATATGCGTAACCGTGCTTATTTGATGAACATGACTACTGATCGCAAGAATTTGGGAATGGCCTACCTGATAGACTGGCATACCGAAGAAAGAGGAATAGATGAGAAAGGAAACAGGATTCTGAATATACATAAGATATATGATATACCACTATTAAAAGAGATGAAGAAAGCGGGATATCTAAACACGGACAGGGTATCGGCATTGGTAATTGCCATGTTCATGCTGAAAGAAAATATTACAAAGAAGATACACTACAGGAAAAACATGGATTCATTCTATTCAAGATCTCTGTTTGCAGAATCTTCTGTTAGTGGTACAACTACTGCATACTAAAAAACCACTCCGTAAAGAGTGGCTCCCGTTGTGCAGGTTTAGTGGTCCTTCTGCAAAAGTATAGAATAAAACTATAACTTCGTACAACTTAATTCCACAATATGTCTGTAGAAGTTACCAACTCAAATAAACCGATTCAGGTAGTCAGCTGGAGAGAGAAAGAGAAAAATAAGCAGGAATGGTATAAAAAAAATGTAGACTATTACATTAGTCTATCCAGTATGAACCTGGGACAAGGCCCTTCTGGAAGAAGAGATATGAAGATGTTGTATGATGTATACAATAATCAGTTCCCATTGAACTGGTTCAATCATGTAACAGACCCTCTCTCTGCAAAGAATCCTCTGCATAAACAGTTTCCGGCTAAAGTAAGACCGGTAACAATTCTCAGGACGAACCTCGATCTTCTAATGGCAGAGTACCCTAGAAGACCATTTATCTATCAGGTAAACAACATGGGTGATGATGGTTACAACCGGTACACAGAAGAGTTAAATAAGCAGATACACAATGGGCTCTCTCAATACTTTCAGATGGCTCTTCAGTTAGAACTGATACAGCAGGGATTGATGGATGAAAATGGTCAGCCTGTTTCAGAAGAGGCACAGGCTCAGATACAGGAACAGATGAATAATATCCAATATCCGCAGGACATCAAGGAAGCATTTCATACTACTTACAGGGATAAGGTTGCCATCAAGGGACAGAAGTGGTTGAACAGGGCAATAGTAGAACATCATATAAGATCCAAGTTTCTCAAGATGTTCAAAGACTGGCTGATCATAGGAGAATGTTATTCTTATAAAGCAGTAGAGAATAGCAACTTAATATATGAGCGGATTCCGGGATTATATTTCGACTATGACAAATCTCCTGATTCTGATTATGTGGAAGATGGAGAATGGGCAGTCAGTCTGAGGCACATGACAGGCTCTGACGTGGTAGACAGGTTTTATCAGGATTTTAAAAATAGTTATAAGGAGACTAAAGACCTGGAATCTATAGCCATGTTTAGTACTCCCGACTCTTTCCATTATCATCTTCAGACACTATATGTAGACTCGGAATCTTACAATAAAATTCCTGTATGGCACGTAGTATGGAAAGGTAGAAAGAAGATTGGAATATTATCCAGGATAAATCCGGAGAATGGAGAATATGAAGAGCTCGAGGTAGACGAAGATTATGTACCGGATAAAGAGATGGGGGAAACAGTAGAGTGGCTATGGCCTAATGAAGTATATGAGGGATGGAGAATAGGAGAAAAGCTTTACTTGAGAATGAGGCCAATACCAGTTCAGAGAAATGCATTAAACAATCTTAGTTCCTGCAAGCTTCCTTATAATGGAAGAAAGTTCAGCAACACACATTCTCAAAATATATCCATACTGGAGATCGGACTTCCGTTTCAGATCATGTACATGATTGTAAATCGTACACTGGAGTTAACGATTGCCAAGTCGAAAGGCAAGATATTACTGATAGACCAGAATACGATTCCCAATGAAGGCGATTGGGATGATGAGAAATTCTTTTACTATGCAGAGGCGCTTGGTTATGCCCTGCTTAATCGGAATCAGATAGGAGTAGATAAAAGCTGGAACCAGTATCAGGTTCTTGATATGACACTCTTTGAGTCCATTACGCAGCTTATAGAGCTACAGAATTACTTTAAGCAGCAGTGGGATGATATAATAGGGATCAACCGTCAAAGAAAAGGCCAGACGTATGCCTCAGATCTTCAGGGAGTAAATGAGCGGGCAGTATTTCAGTCAACTGTTATTACAGACATGATCTTTAATCTGTTTGAAGAGTTTACTGAAAGAGAACTTCAGGGATTCCTGGATCTTAGCAAGTTTACCAATGTAGATGGCTTGAGAAAACTTTGGTACGATACCGAACTTGGAAACCAACTTCTGGAAATTACTCCGGAAGATTATTGCAATGCAGAGCTGGGGGTATTTGTAGATTCTTCTGCAGAAGCCATTGCAAGAAAGAATAAGCTGGAAGGGAATGTACAGGCCATGATTCAAAATGCCGTACAGCCGTCTACGATAGTAGAAATTTTACAGACTACAAACGTAGCTGACCTGAAAGCCAAGCTCAAGGATATAGAAGAAATTCAAAGGACTATAGATGCTCAGAACGCTTCATCTGAACAGGAAGCCCAGGCTGCCATGGATGATCGGAAAAAAGAATTCCTGGAGTATGAGATGATGCTCAAGGAAGCTTACATGAATGCAGAGTATGATCGTAAGGAAGAAATTGAAAAAATCAGAGGAGAGTATAACACCTTTACTTTCCAGGATGGAGATGCTAATGACAATGGAGTTCCTGATCTGGTGGAAATTGAGAAGTTCAGACTGGAGAGGGAGAAACTTAGTATGAAAACCGATCAGCAAAACAGGGATCGGGTAAGCAAGATGGTAATGGAGAACAGGAAACTTAATCTACAGGAGAAAGGGCTTGATCTGAAAGCAAAAGATATGAAGCAGAAAAACGCAATCAACCATAAGAAACTAACTAAAAGCAAATAATAAATATGGCAACACAAAACACAGCAGAACAACCACTCACACACGTTAACAGCCTGGCAGACCTAGATAGGTTGTCAGAAGACCCGGACTTTAAACCAGAAGGAAGCACACCATCAGAACCTTCTACAGAACTTACTGATCCCGCTACACAACCACCAGCACAGGAAGACCCTAAAAAGTCAGACAGTACTGAAAAGAAAGATGAACCTAAAAAAGAAGAACAGGAGGATTCAGCAGAAGAGAGCACTCAGGAAGATGACCTGGATGTAGGAGCATTCTGGAGTACAGTAGATCAGATTACTGGTGAGACCGTAGAAGTGGACTTCGGAGAAATAGATCCTATATCTCCACAGGGAGTAGCACTCAGGGAACAGAAAGTCAGAGAGCAGGCATCCCAGAAATTTGAAGAGTATCTTAAACAAAAAGATCCAAGAGGGTATGCGTACCTGTTACACAGGGATGCAGGAAGACCTGATGAGGAATTCTTTTCAGAGAAGTCTTTTGTACTGCCAGACAGAGAAGAGTTTGAGGAAAGTGTAGATAAGCAGTCGCAGCTTGTGAAGACTGCACTCATTCATAGAGGTGTACCGGAAGAACTGGCACAGGCTACAGTTGATAAATATATCAAGGACAATCTCTTAAAGGACAAAGCATTGGGGATATACGATGAACAAAGGAAAGTTGAACAGGAACAGGTAAAGAGGATTGAAGCCATTCAGATGGAACAGCAAAGATTATACAAGGAAGAAGTAGATAGAGTGGTAGGTGGAATCACCGAGACTATCAACGATGGCCTGAAGTTCATTGTTCCAGAAGCCAAGAAAGTAGAATTCAATAAGTTCATCAAAGAAAATCTTCGCTATGACAATGGAAGGTTTTATATAGTAACTGAATTAGACAGGAGCTTTAAAAATCTCAAGAAGGTAGTAGAATCTCAATTCTTTCAGTTTATGAACAATGATCTTAACTCCATTGTAGAGAAGAAGTCAAAGACAGTAGCGACACAGAGATTAAGAGCTGCCGTAAAGAAGGACACTGCACTAAATTCTAGGGGAACAAATACAGAGTCAAGCAAAACTGAGTTTGTACCTTTGGGCGACATATAATTATAGTACTCACTAAAATAATCAAAAATGCCAAATCAAGTGTTTCAGCCTTTGAAGTATCAGGTGCAAGAAATGATTTTTGATGGAAAATCTATGCTTGACGAATTGAACTTCTACCACCAGAGGCAGGGAGCTCCCTCAGAGCTTACCAAAAAGCTAACATACATCTTAGGAGATTACAACAAGAATTTTCCTTTGTCTATGATGACAGTAGGTGGAGTAGGTTACAACAACCCACGCTCTGCTAAAGAGATAGATGATGTTCAGTTCACTTATCCTGTAATGGGACGTGATAACAAAGCTTCCATCATATTTGATACCATCTATCAGGTAGGAGACAAGCCAGGTATAGGCAATCAGCCTTTCTATGCTTTCTTCGGAGATAACTGGATAAAGAGATTCTTCATCATCCAATCAGAAATGGGTATCCAGGCATACGTGCTAGAAGATCCGGAACCAATGCCTAATGGTAGTTACCGGTACAAATTACAGTTGGATCCCGCTGGCCCGTTAGACTTCTGTCCATTGGATCAATTGGAAGTAGGTATAAAATGGATTGCGATTCATACCGCAGTAGCAGAGTCTGAATCCCGTACTACAGAATCAGGTATGGTAATGCCGGCATTGTTTAAGAATCAGATGTCATTCATGAGAACAGGTATGACATGGGCCGGTAATGCCGCAAACAAGGTAATGCGTATCACAGTAATGACTGACAAAGGAGAGACCAGCATCTGGATGGATTTCTTCATGTGGCAGTTTGAGAAACGCTGGTTGGAAGATTGTGAACACTATTACTGGTATTCTCGTTACAACAGATTGGTAGATGGTACTATTCCTTTGAAAGATCTTCAAACAGGAAAAGTGATTCCTCGTGGTAGTGGTGTACTAGAACAAATTCTAAACAAGTCTACTTATAGCAAGCTTACTTACAACACCCTGGTGAATAAAGTAGGTGATGCATTGTTTGGTCAGACAGATAGTGGTACAATGAATATCACTTTAATGACTGGTACAGGTGGTATGAGAGAATTTGATCGTGCAATGAAAGACGCAGGAGCAACAATCATTGGACCATTCGGTGCCGGCGATGTGGCTTCCAAATTTGTAACAGGTACAGGACACAATTTGGCATTGGGTGGATTCTTTGATACATTCTATCATATAGATGGCTATGTAGTAAAAGTTAAGAAGAACCCTGTATTTGATATTGGTCGTGTAGCACTTGCTTCACCTTTGCATCCTGAAAGTGGATTGCCTCTTGAATCCTATCGCATGGTATTCCTGGATGATAGTGACGTGGACGGACAACCGAACATTCAGCACGTATCTCAAAAAGGTCGTAGCTACATTCATGGTGTGATCAAAGGTTTGACTCCTGTTCCTCGTTCTCTGAATATTTTGTCAGGAAACGTTACCGGAACACAAGCGGTTGATCTAGCTACTGATATAGATAAGAGTTCTTACGTTCGCATGAAATCCGCTGGTATACAGATTCTCAGAGCAAATCGTTGCTTTGACTTACAGTGTGTTGCCGGATTGTAATTCACATATACTCTTGAGCACACAGCATGGTTTACTGTTCTGTGTGTTTGATCCCTCACCTTTAATTAAGTGAGGGATTTTTTGCATATATAGATAAAGAGGTTACATTTGTGAACAAAACTATATTTCATGCACACAAACACGAACAGTAGAACCGTAACCATTTTCAGAGCAGGCTCATTTCTCTCCAGGGCACAGGGAAAAGAAATTGAAGACTTTTTTTCTACTTCCAAAAGAGCAGTAGGATCTTATTGGGAAAGTGTCTCTTCCAAGAGAATAGGCTCTGGCTTGTCTTTCAAAGAAGAAGAAATATTACTTCCTCTTGTTATAGATGTAGATAAGACAGATAGAGAGTTCAGAAAGAAAGTCACAGAATTTTATGTAAACCTGGAAACTCAGGTACCTCACGGTCAGGGTAAGACGCTGGAGATCGGATTGGAAGATAACAGCAAACCACTCTCTGAGAAAAATCTTCCAATAGATGTAATGGACTATATACGTTACCGTCATGCAATCAAACATCCTTATGTAGCTTCTTCAAAAGAACAATCAGATGGAAATGCACTAATGCAGTTTTACATTTTTGACAAATCCGAAGTTACCAAACAGAATACCAAAAAGCAGGAAGAGAAAGATGCAGCTATGCAATTGTATTTAGAAATAAAGATGGACTTGGAAAAAGTAGATACAATGCTTACACTGCTTGCAATTGATCCAAGAGAATTCTCAGGTCCCAACGCTGATGAGTTGAAGATAAAGGCTCTAAGAGAGCAGGCAGAAACAAAGCCAAAGAATTTTATAGAAATCTACAATGAAGGCGACCTGAAGATCAGGTACTGGATCAAGACTATGATAAATACTGGTGTATTGAAGAATATAGGCACCAAACATCTGGACGCAGAAACAAACAAACTAATTGGAAACAACTTGGAAGAAACGATGTACTACTTCAAAGATGAATTGAACTCTGATATGGTTGTTGCATTAAAATCAAAAGCTCAGGAAGCTTTGAAACGCCCAATAAAGAGAGCGCCATCTATGGTCAAGTAGTTCGCACAGAATAGTAAAGATGGGTGGATCAGCGTCCACCCTTTTTCTTACCTTTACTTCAAATACAGATGACATGACAATTAATGAAATGCACATCGAAGTAAACCAGTCTTTGCAAAAAGTAGCAGCCAACCGGACAAGAGAATATTTCTCTGATGAGATTGACTGGGTACTTAACAAGATGCAGGATCGTTTTATACAATTGAAGATGAGACCAAAGAAAGAAGGAAGAGGATACACAATGGAAGAAGTGGATCTTGATTCAGTCAGGTCCCTAATTGTTTCTCAGAAAAGCCTTCCGGCATACATAGATAATACCAGAAGATATAAATGCTATCTTCCTCCTGACTACGCTTATCTTGTTTCAGATGCTTCTTATGTGTCAGAACTCTGCAAAGTCACTGCTTCAGAAGTTGTTTCAAAGTTTTATATCACATGGCTGAAGCAGGTAAAAACTACTAAAGTAAATCCTAAATTCTATGAGAGTATAGAGATTAGTGCTAATGCAACTACTTTAAAAATTCCCTTGGACCTTCCCTACTATAATGAATATGTAGGCTACAACGCAAAGAAAGATATAGCTTTCATTGTACCCTGGATAGTAAACTACTTCCAATCCCAAGGTACACTGATCTCGGGATTTGAGACTTATGGAGATCTATACAAGCCAGCTCATTATTTCTTTATCTCTCCGGATGCACAACCAACAGCCTCTCTTAAGATGGATGGAAATATAAATACAGTACTTGTTCAGGAGTTAAAGAATCTTAAGCAGCATGAAACACTTAAGACAGAGCAACGAATAGACAACAGGTTGGAGAGCTCTGAGAATGTAGACATGTTGCTCAGTACATCATTTTATGGTCCTAATAAACGTTCTCCGGTATCTGAATTATCAAAGAACATCCTGTATGTATACCGTGATGATAGCTACACAGTAAATAGATGTGAAATCACGTATGTGAGAAAACCTCGTATCCTATCACTACTTTTGGGAAGTGATTGTGAGATTGCTCCTGAGTTTCATCAAACTATCTGTGACATGGCGGTAGAATATATAAAAGGAAGATTAGAAAACACCCAGGGACAACAATTGACAGAGAGAGATAACGAACTTCGTGTAATCATATAATTTAACTATATAAACCCAATGACATGGCGATAAAAAATAGATGGTATAAAACTACCCAGGGAGTAGCTTATGAGTTTGCAGCTGGTAAACAGTGGGCAGATGTTCTTATTACTACATTTCAGGAATTCGTAGACAATGGTGCTGCATTAGACATCGCCTTGTTCTATGTAGACTCAATTGCAGCTCAACCTGTGAGAATTCCTCAAGGAGCAGCTCTACCTGCTGCTGCTGAAAACAAGCCGGTATTTCTTGCTTTCGTGGAAACAGTTACTGCAACCCCAGAAGCTATTATAGTGAGTACTACTCCAATGATTGGTAAGACAATCAATGCAGAGTTGGTAGCCTATAAAGCTCCTTCCTTTCAAGTAGCAAGCTTGTTGAAATCAGCAGGTACTTTTGTAGCAGGACAGGAATTAACTTTCAAAGTGATCGAGACTACTCCTGCCAATCAACCTTTGCCTGTGTGGGAATATACAGAGATAATTACCACTGAAGCCGCTACATGGACTAAGATACAAGATCGTATCAATGCAGCTAACGAAGGAGAATTCTTTACTGCAAATGATCAGGCAACTGGTATTATCATCACTTCTACAGATTCCAGTAGACATTTCAAATTGGTAGCAGTAGTTACTCCTACTAAGGTAGCTCCAGATGAACAAGGTGTAACGTTTACTTACACTGTTACAACTCCTGCAAGTGAAGGTAGTGGTACTCTTGAACAAGTATTAGCATTACAAGCAGAAGCTCAGGTACGCAGAGGTATTGGACACTTCTATCCTCAAGCTGGTACATTACCAGGAGAATTTGGTCTTCCATACGATGTGGTGACCGCAGCTGCTACAACTGAATGGGATATAGTAGTACTAACAGGTTTGAAACAGGAAGCCTCTCCTACTTATATTGGAATCCATCAGATGAAGCACTATATATTTGCTGCTGTTCCAGCTGGTCTAGGACAAGACTTAGTAGACGTATTTGCATAAACAGACTTGCAAATATCCATATACATTTGAAGCCAAGGTATCACCACTTTGGCTTTTTATTTATCTTTACTAATAAATCTCTTGCAGATGACTCCAAATGAAATAACTACTCTGATAGCCTCTAATCTTGATAAACAGCTTGATACTCCATTCAAGCTTATGATGATTGAAAGAGTTAATTACTGGAGATCAAGACTTATAAAGAATTCTGTAGAAAAAGATGAAAAGGAGAGGAAATTCTTTAAGCAGACCATCTACATGAAGATGAAAGAAATCAATGAGGTAGAGTGCGAAGTTCCCTATTGTCAGTGCAAGGTTTCTATAACAATAGATAAAGTTCCAAAACCCCTCAGGGTAAATGGGATCCTGTTTGATTATGTAGGCGCTATAGATGGAAACAATCCATTCAAGGAAGTAGCTAACGGAATGCTATCCTATTATCTAAACAGCAAGTACGGTGCCAAGCAGGGATACTATACTTATGAGAATGACCATATCAAGGTGTACAATGTTCCCAATATCCCAATTATAAGAGTAGATGGAATATTTGATAATCCTGAAGAAGCGCTACAGCTCACTTGTAAAACCATAGAAGAAGCATGTGATTACTGGAACCAGGAATATCCGATTACAGGAGATATCCTGCAGCTTGCGGTACAAGGAATATTAGAAGTAGATTATAATCGTAAAGGAGATCAGAAAACTATACACGTTCCTGTAACCCAGGAGAGTGATAAAACTATATGAAGACAGTTCCAAAAACATACAGACTAGCTGACATCTGGAAGTCTTATTCTAATACAATATTAAGTGAGAATCCGGAATGCTGGGGAGTGTACAAACACAAGATTCCCAACTATTTCATCTATAGAAAATACTATGATGAAAACGGAAAGCGCAATGTAATAGAGGTATTCAGCTGGCAAAAATTCAAAGGTATTGTAGAAGACTATTATGATCGTGCGAAACAGGCTGTTATAGAAGGAGAATGCATAGACATGAAAAGCAAACTGGGAAAAATTTGTGCCAGAAGAGTACAGCGCAATCATAATAAAAGATCAATCAATTATGCAAAGACCCGCTTGCAGCCAAAGGTATACAGTGAGAAGCATGGACGAGAAGTAAGAGCCAAAATAATCTATAACACAGGTGACGACTGGTGTCGCATTGCCTGGAATAAATTTTCTCAGATTCCTAACGAGAGCGTATATGAGTTTTGTCCTGCTTCTCACACAAAGTCAGGAGCATGTTTCAAACAGCAGTTCTCTAAAGCTCTCGAAAAAAATCCTTTGCTAAGATACCGCTATCCATATTATCCACTTAAAAGCAGAGAAGAATGATACATACATCAGTTTCTATTCAGCAGGTAATAGGAAGAGTTATACGGAATACCCGTATCCAGGATTCTTCTTACATCATAGATATGAATGAATGGATCCCTGAAGCCATGGGATACATGAGGACAAAGATGGAGATGGAAGAACGTTATAAAGATATTGAAGTAGAATTCCATAAGGGGAGACTGCCTTGCGGAACAATTCATATCCTTGCTGTGGAATGGTGTGGCAGAAGATTAAAGTGGAGTAACACAGTAAAACATTATGCAACAGGACATAATCTTGGAATAGGAAGCATTCCTGCCTCAGCTGAATTGTTTACCTCTGTTATCAAGACTAAATGCCTCGATGACATTCCTGGAAATTATATCTGGGAAAGTGACATAAAGAAAGAAGGCTGTAGTTGTACCTGTGTGAAGGACGCACTTTGTTTACCAGAACATCCAACTGCTTATTATCAAATTGAGATGGATTACCTCAATACTTCATTCAAGGATGGATGTCCAAGGATTCACTATTATGCCCAGCCTACGGATAAAGAGGGATTTCCTCTTATACCAGATAATGAGAACTACAAAGAAGCTCTCTACTATTATATAAGAGCTAAGATGGTAGGATGTGGCTACAAAGACAAGGTATTCTCTGAGGACGAACTCATGAGGCGGTTTGAGCTATATGCAGGAAGAGCTAAGGCACAGATAAGATATCCTTCAACAGACATAATGGATTCAAGGATAGCAAGCCTGGTGAGGTTTATACCGCCCCAGAACTATTGGGAGAATTTCTTTAGAACTGACTACTACGAAAAAACATATTAATGCAACCAACCAAAGGATTAGATATAGATACACGGCCTGTCTCTCAACCAGAGGGGACTTATCCCTATGGAAAGAATGGTTTGCAATTTGATTTGAAGGGAGCAGTAACCAATGAACTGGGATTTAAGAAAATGAGTGCGGTGGTCCCTTACAGGTTTAATGGAATTATCGAGACAGACAGTAAGCCCATTGTATTCAGTACAGATAATGTAAACTCTGCAATAGGATATTTCAATCCGGTAACGGAACTCTATGAGCCAATATTTGATGATGCGATAGCCTCTTACAAGTTAGGATTTAAAATAGACTGGTACATAACAGGACAGGCTCAACGAAATTATAAAGGAGAAATGGTATGTGCGTTTACAGACAAATTTCAGTTTCCCAAGTACATGAATGCAGACAACCTGCAGGTGGAAAAACTGGAAGACTGGAATTTATTCCCATTCTATAAAGCTCCTAAAATCAAGACATCGGTAGACATTGGCGGAAGGCTCGCTCCCGGAACTTATTATGTGGCAGCAAAGTATCAGAAAAGCGACGGGACAGAAACTCCATTCTCTCCGGTAAGTCTTGGTAAAACAATAGCTGGGATTGATCAGCTAAGTCTTACAGATAAATCATTGACTATTACACTAACGGATACAGATAGCTCTTATGATTTTATAGTGATTGCAATTATCTCCAGAGTTAATGGTGTTACTAAAGCTGTGGTACTTGATCCGATTCCAATCAGTACCGGAGATACAGTAGCAGTTTACACAGGAGACAATCTTGTACAGGATATTAGTCTGGAAGAAATTCTGACACCACCTGCTATTTACAGCAAGGTAGGAACAATGGGACAGCTGAACGATGCTCTTTATATAGCAGATCTTGAAAAGGAAATTGATGTAAGTGATATGCAGCCCTTTGCCAATCTGGTAAGGCTGGAATGGGTAAGCCAGTTACTGGATGCAGTAGGAGCTCCTGACAATCATATTACAGGAGAGATTAAAGGATTCATGCACGAGGAAGTATATGCTTTCTACATCCGGTATAATCTTACTCAGGGTGGAGTTAGTAAAGCGTTTACCATTCCAGGATATGCTCCCCTGGCAGGAGATCTGGTAATATCCGGAGAAGCAGGAATAGGTGGATTTGTAGCTCAGAAGTTTAAAGTAGAAGATTCTATTCATAATTTTAGCGCCGGCACTTTTTCTGGAGAAACCGGTGTATGGTTGAATGATACAGAAAAATATCCTGACGATCCTGCATTCGACAGTACAACGTTAGGTGGAGAAAATTTAAGAGCTACTCCTGTTCGCCATCATAAGATGCCTACTATTAGATTCTGTAAGACAAATCTATACGCAAACGTAGCAGATTATGGCAGAACCAAGCTTGACATATTAGGAATCAAAGCTACCAATATAATCATTCCACCTAAGTATGCAGATAAGATTACAGGATATGAGATACTGTATGCCAAAAGAACAGTCTCCAATATGACTGTATACGGACAGGGACTCCTTCTTCACGGAGCTACAGATCTTCCCAGTATCCCTGTACCTACCGGGAACTGTGATATATACACAACGGGTGGAAACTGGAACTCAGAGATTGCTCATAAATCTAAAGGAGATTACGATGATAATAATGACCTTAGATTGAGGCTGGATACATTCCGTTTTCATGCATTCGATATACTGCTCAATAAGCCGGCTATTCAACCAAGTTATATATCTTCTCAACTGAGATTAAGAAAGAATCAGTTGAATGGAGAAGGTTACTTTGAAGATGGTGCAGATGGGGACAATGAACTGCCATTGGTGCATCTGGTAGACTATACTACAGGAGCAGGAGTCACTACTCCACTGACTCCTCTGCCAGGAAGATTGTTGAAGAAAGTAAAGACGAGCTTCTATGCTAATATTGGAATAACAGTATCACGCTTTGTCAATGTAAGACATGAGACCTGTCTTGCCGGTACACTAAACTCGCCTAACTGGAATATAAACATTGGTATGTCTGTATTCAGGTTAAAGAAGAACTATAATAACTCACCTCCGGAATTTGCTGTTCCATTTGAAGAAACTCATCTGATCAATATGATGAGTTTAAAGAAAAATGTCTACGTAAATTTCTATTCACAGACTCTGGTGGCAGCAGGCGATAGTAAATTACTATCGGATCTCTCTCCTTACTTCGGCGGAGACATCTTTGTATGTGATTACACGTTTCACACGTATGGTCGTCACTCAGCTAATGATGAAACAGTAGGACCGAGTTACAATGGTAAAAAGATAGTAAGACGATTTGTATGTGAGAGTGTATCGAATATACATCTGCGATACGAGATTCCAGGAAACGAATACAGCAAGTGGTACCCGAAGACATTCATGCAGGGAAATAATCCGCCAAACTGTTACCCGGTTTACTGGGATAGGAATAAAGATCCTAACCAGTTCGGCTACTCGAAAGACCTTAATGCACTGAACGATCTAATCAATACATCTATATTCAATCCTGCTAATGAGGATCTGACAGATTTTCCTTACAGAATACACCGGGGCGGAAAGCTAAGTCGTCAGACTCGTTTTAGGTCATGGAGAACATTCCTTCCACTAGATTACTATGAATGCCAGAAGAATATGGGATTCATCCAGCATCTGGAAGGTATGGATGACCGGCTATTGATTCATCACGAGAATGCGTTATTTGTTACTCAGGATAAAGCAAGACTGGAAAGTGGTCTATTGTCTGTAACACTGGGTTCAGGAGACATCTTTCAGTTTGAACCACAGGAAGTGCAGAGTGCCAAGTTAGGTTATGCTGGTACACAGCATGAGTTGGCCTGCGTGAGGACTCCTGCAGGCTATGTGTTTGTAGATGCCAAGCAGGGAGAGATGTACCTGTTCAAAGGGAAGTTGAAAAATCTCAATGTAGGAGTTGATCGTTTCTTTCAGGAATTTATTCGCATCGGACAGAATAACCCCTTCGTAGGAAATGGAATCACTATAGGATGGGATCAACGATTCAAAAGAATACTATTGACAGTAAAGGGTAAAGTGCCAACAGAAAATCAACTCATAAAGATATTTGATGATACGGATAGTTTTTGGGATAATTTGAATATTGGAGAACTGGTATGGTATAAGGGAAAGATTATTGTTTTTCAGGGAATCAATGATTCTCCTTTTGAGTGTCCTCCGGATCCAGAAGCAGTGTGCCTACCAGTATCTGATCTGGTAGTAGAAAACATTACAAAGAATAGTGCAGATGTAAGCTGGGTAGGCGTAGGTAATTTCAGATACAAATTATACCAGTTGGTAGAAAATGAATACGTGAAAATCAAACAGGCAGATACTGCACTGACTAACCTGGCTCTGAACATGCTTACATTTAATACAACATACCGTATTCATGTAACTAAGCTCTGTTCTGAAACTTCGGAGAGTATTTACCTGGAAGCTATATTTAAAACACTGTTACAATAATTTAGATACTTTTGTAATATGCTAGGATGTACCAATATAAATGCAGTCAACTATAACCCGGCAGCCACTATAGACGATGGTAGCTGCGTGTTATTATTCAAACACAAGGGTCAGTGTCTGGAATTTTCTTCTTATCCAGATGAACTCTTGGTAGATAAGTCTTTTACTATGTCTCATAGTATAGAAGGAAACAGTTGGGTATTCTTCCATGATTACATTCCGGACTTCTATTTCCACACTAGGGAACAGCTATGGTCTATAAACAATCAGAGTTTCTACAAACATAATGCAGGACCATTCGGAAAGTATTATGATAAAGACGTAAAACCGTTCTTTATAGATGTAGTCTTCAAATCTGACAGTGATTTGATATTGGAAACCATTCAATGGATTACAGAAGTTATAAAGGAGAGTGCAGATAATTCCCAGACTGAACTGGAGTGGAACACTCTTACTCATATAAGTATATGGAACTCTCAACAGCATACTGGCAGAATTGCTTTGCAGGACATATTCCTGAATCTAAGATACCAGACTCACAGAAAAACTCAGGGTCAGTGGTCCTTTAATTCCTTCAGAGATATTATTAAAGAAAGAGGGCTTCAGTTCCTGAAGGACATATTCAATGATTATGCACTGGATGATACGACAGTGGACCTTTTCAAACCGTGGTATGATAAAGCAATTATGGAAGACAAGTATTTTGTAGTAAGATTTGAGTTTGATAACAGCATTAATAAACAGCTTATACTGCATGATGTTACAGTAGAAGCTCTTAAATCTGACAGATAATGAAGAATAAATTAAGCAGCTCATTCAACAGGAAGAAATATCTGAAGTATGCCTATGGTGGAGACTCAGAGCTGTGGACAGATACGGAAGAAGCTCTTCTTGGTAGACCCGAGATAAGGTATAACAATCAACTCATGCCAAACAGGGTTCCTAAAGTTGAGCCTGCTAATTTTCAAAAGATAACAGAGTCTCCTAAGACAGCCAATAGTACCTCTAGTGCCGGCGCTGATGCAGCAAAGGGCTCTATGGCTACCAGTGTTGTTGGAGGATTAGCACCTCTTGCTGCTGGAATTTTAGATGCTACCGATAGTGGAAACGAATATGGAAGACAGAAAAGAGGAACAGTAATAGGAAAAGGAGCATTAACAGGAGCTACCGCTGGAGCTGCACTAGGACCGTATGGCATGGCTGCCGGAGCAATACTGGGAGCAACTGCCGGCCTGATATCCTCCGGGAAGCAAAAGAAAGCAGAGGAAAAAATGCTGTACGAGAAAGCATTGAGAGATAAAAAAATGGAACAGGATTACTCAGCTGCTCAACTGGCAGCTAATCCATCTTTGTATCAGGGATATCTCAGGTCTGAGTATTTTAAGATGGGCGGAAAGATGAAAAAGAAAAGAAGGACACCACCTAACGATGACTATGCTCCTCCAGAAATAATGGAACAAATTGCTAAGAACGGATATGCCATGGGTGGTGCTCTATCCTACGGTACATCAACAGGGGGCTATGCAAAGCCAATATCTTCAGACGGATCCGAGATCATAGGAAACACTCACCAGAATTCCGGAGTAAAGTTTCCGGAGATGGGGGTAGAGCTGGAAGGTAATGAAACAGTAAAGGGAGATTATGTGTTCTCTGATGCTTTAGGATTTGCAAAGTTACACAAGCCTATTATGAAAGCTAAGGGCAGAATAGAGGCGAAGCCTTTTACC